AACGTGCTTGCAACTTACGTGACTTAGCTTCAACAGCTTGACGTAGAATTTGAACGGAAATCTGACGACCACCATTGCCTTCTAGGCTTGCTGTATCTGCGGCTGTGTAGCTAGGTACTGCTGTACCATTAGGAACATCACCACGAGTACGTGAGTATGCTTGAGCAATTTTGAATGGGCTCAATGCTTCTTCACCTTGTGTTACGTCTGTATTGGCTGCACTTGTGTCATTTAGACCTTGAGCATAGCGTACACGTAATGTGTGAATTTGACCAACTGGTCCTGTCATTGGCTGTACACCAACCAACTCGTTAGCAATAACTGTTGGCATGACACGACGGATAACTGGTAGAATCACACGGTTTAATGTAGCGATATTACCTGCTGTTGTTGTTCCAGCTGAACTTTCAGCTAGTAACTGTTTGCGAGTATTCTCAAGAATAACTTGCATTGTTGAGCGGCGTGGACCTTTAAGACCTTCAAGTAGGGCTTCTTTGGTCTCGTCCCAACGGCTTTCTAATAGAACTTGTGACATGTTAATATTCTCCTAATAATGTCTTGTTTTAAAGCCCTGCCAAACGTCTTATGTCAATCACGTTATCACGTGGTTCACCTTCAACTTGTTTTGTGGCAGTTTTATCCCCAGTTACTGTTTTAACATTTTCTGAAAGCATAGGTTTTTTAGACTCTTTCTTTTCAGTAATGTTATTAAGTACTGCTGGTAGATACTTATCGAAAGCGGCCTGTAGGCGAGGTGTTTGGACGCTTTCTAGTAAGTCACGCATTATCGTTGCTTTTTCCTCATTAAGAGTTCCTAGCAATTCTCCCATAGCCTTCTCACGTTGGTTACTTTCTTTGATAATACGAACTTCACGTTCTTTACTTTCAATTAACTTCTTAGCGTTGCTAATTGTATTAATGGACTCGGCTAATTGTTTATCTTTAGCTTGTAGTTGTACAAATAGTTTGCGTGTTTCAGCCTTATCATTTAAATAAGTACTACTGTATTCCCCTGCAAAAGATTCAAAGATACGGCGACCAAAATCGTTTTCACGTGCAGTCTTAATATCTTCTTTCAATTGACCTAATTCACCCTTAAGATGTTTAGATACAGACTCGTTCATTCTCTTAGCACTTTCAGTGACGAATTTCGCCTTCAATGCTTCAAGTTGTTTACGACCTTCTGCAATCAACTTAACCTTTGCTTCTACAACTGCTTGTTTGTCTTGGGCAAATTCTTTAATTTCACCCGCAAGTGCTTTAACAATAAATTGCTCTAGCTTTTGCTGACTTTCCATTTGTAGTTTACGCTCATTGCGTAGTTCTTTAATTTCTTCGGCTAATTTCTCAACCATAAAATTATTGAACTTAACTGCATTTTCATGTAGCTTGCGTTTTGCGTTAACACGGTCTTCATTCATCGCTTGTCTCTCAGCATTAAATTCTTCAATTTCTGCTGATAAACCGTCTGATACCATTTTATCAAGGGCTTCAACCATTATGTGTTTGTCATGTTCATAACGTTGTGCAAACTCCTCACGAAGTTCCGCACGTACTTGCTCTTTGGCTTCATTCAATTTTGATTCCCATGCCTCATTAATAGCGACACCAGTTTCTTCATTGATTAATCCACTTTCAAGTAATGGTTTGATAGCATCTAACATGCTTAATCCCCTTTATTGATTTTGAGATCCTTGATAAGACGAACCACTTCATCTTTCAGGTATCTCTGTACTTTTCTGTCGCTTTGTGCATCTTTTGCAATATCTAACATTCTATGTCCATGACGTAAATTCATCATGCCTTCATAGATTGCTTTAGGATATGCATTGGGTGCGCTAGGTTGGGCGACAATATCCACAGTGACTATTTCAAAGTCACTAACTTGGCCATTAGCATCGTTAACGTTACCGCTACCTCTGCTACTAACTCCTAGTTTGACACCACTCTCCAACATTGTAGACACTAACTGTCCCATTGGAGTTGGTAAAATCTTTAATTTGCCGAATCCATTAGCACCGTCCATCCACATACTAGTAATCATATGCGATACACGGTCTAAATTAATTTTTAAGTCATCTGGGTGATCCACTTCACCTAATACAGAATGGCCTTCTTGAATCTGCTCATTAAGTTGTTGAACTGCGCTTTCAATTTCAGAAACAGGATACACACGCTCGTTAGCGTTGCGTACCCCACCCTGAATGAATATCCCTTTCATATAAAGGGACTTCTTGCTGCCTTCACCTTCACTCAAGACCTCCATACTGGCACGGTCGAAAGTTAGATGCTCTTTGAGATACAAAGCCATTATCTCAGATTTCCTTATCTCTTAACAATCTTTTTAGTAGCTTGCTGTGTGATTGGCTTTTTAACCATCTTCTTAGATTCAGCTACTGGGCTTTTCTTGTCTGCACCATCATCACCATGTTTTGGTTTTGGAGCTGCCTCACCTTTTTCACTAAAGTTACCTTTGCCTGGAGCATTCTTAAATTGTCCTGCACCTTTTAGGTCTTTAGTAGCTGGGTTTAACAAACCACCTTGTGTACCACCTTTACCACCGTCGCCAGATGTAAAGTTAACAGCTTTTGCACCGTTACTAGATACTTTACTATTTGCGCCTAATGTGATACTTTTTACATTATCACCATTTGGGTTTTTTGTTACAGAAACTTTTTGAAGTTGAACTGCTTCTTCAAGCGTTTCTTCTTCTTCAAGTTCTTCAGATTCTTCTAACTCATCATCTTCTTTGGCTTCCATCATATCTTCATCACCAAAGTCTCCTGAGCCTTCTTCGTCACCCATGCCGCCTTCTTCGCCGCCTTCTTGACCCATTAGTTCTTCAAACTCGGCCATCAATTCGTCTAACTTATCTTCTAAGTCAACAACGCGGTCTTCTAAATCGCCTTCACCTTCTTCGCCGCCCATATCGTCAGCGTCTAGGTCAACTTCCATATCGCTTTCGCCGTCATCCATTTCGATATCGGCAAATTCATCTTCTTCTTCTGTCATGCCTTGTTCTTCAGCAGAAATTTCGTCTAAAAGACCTTCTACTGGGGCATCCATCATTTCTTCATCCATGCTAATCATTGATTCATAGATTTCGCGGCTTTTTTCAACTACGATATCGTGAAACAACGCACGTGCTTTATCTTCATCTTCATTGATAATTAAATCAATAAGTTGCTCAAATTTTTTGTTATCCATTGTTTTTCTCCTGATAAAATGGCTTTGTAGAATTATTTAGTGAGTAGTCGGTAAAACTACTCAATAAGTGCTATTTTTTTACACTTTTGCCTAAAAGTGCTTATAAACCAGGCTGTTCTGGACTTACAGGAGTATATTGCTTGCGAACTTTTTTGAGATTTTTGGCATGCTCATAGTTACGAACATCCAACATCCTACGCAATTTGCGAATCTGTCTTAATGTTAGTTTTGTTTTGCGAGTTTCGCCCCACTTGTACTTACTGTTATCTTGACTCGTATCTTGATAACCTTGTACTGGAGCGTCATACATTTCAAAAAGTTTCATATTACTATTTATCTATTATGCTGGAGGAGGTGGGGGAGGAGACCCACCGGCTGGCATAGCTTCAGGTCCTGCTACTGCAGGCCCAATCTCAGGTGGCATTTGGTCACCCTGATTTTCTTCATCTGGAAGATTTTCTGCATTATCACTATCAGTTTCAATGTCACCGGCACTGATACCAATACTACGTAAATCGCTACCAGTTGCTTCACTATCTTCTGGTTGCTCACGTTCTTCAAACCACAATCTGCTATTTTCTTCAATCTCTTCCTCAGTTAATCCTAAGAAACGTTGCATAGCAAATCTTTTTGCTATATACGGAAATTGTTCCATTGTTTGAAACACGGTAACACGTGCTGTATCTAATTCGCTTTGACGATATGCGGCAAAATTTTGAGGTGCGTTAAATTTAATATCAAATAAACTACTATCAATATTCAATCCCCTCCAACGCATGAATAATTTAAATTCATCATTGAGTTTTTGACTGATATACTTTTGCAGTCGTTCACAATATTGATTAAAACGAAACTCTTGTATCATTGCTGTACCAACACGGCCATCACTTAATGGAGTTGCATTATCTTCAGGACCAGTAGGTAAGTAACTACTCGGAACACGCAATCCACGTGCTAGTCTGTTATTGAAATATTTTAAGTCATCAATTTCACCAAGATTTTGTCCACCTTGTAAAGTGGTTACATCACTACCTCTGCCGTCAGCAGTTACTGGGAAAAAATAATCTTCGTTGATACTTAATGGATTGTATGTAGCATCAATTACGCTTTGTCCACCGTTTACACTTGGAATTCTACGTTGATGTATCTCATTCTTAATACGGTCAACAAACGCCATAGCCATGTGACTTGGCATATTGCCCACATCAATTTTAAAGATTCTACGTTCTGGTGCACGACTAATACGATAGATTAAAATAGCATCTTCAAGTAATTCTTTTTGTTTGTATACTTTAAAAATATTTTCTAATATAGATTGACCAAAAGGCCAGTAACGGTCCAGCCCTTCTGTCAAACTTAAATGCACTACATGTTTAGCATCAATTGCGGCTTCATTAATCCCCAAATTAAATCTGCTACCAGTTGTACCATAAGGTTCGTTTGGAACTGTATAGCTATACGGGGCACTATAACCAGCAGTTGGTGGTTGTGCTTGGAAATCTGTTGTTGTTTTTTCAGCTATTGCTAAATTTTGTAAATTAGGATTAATATCTTTAACCACATATTGTTCAGGTTTTTTACCTTCACTCTCGTTAACAATAACCTTACTAACTTTAGTCATATCTACCCAATATAACTTAAAGTTTTCTGGATCACGAATAAAGACTTGGTCACCGTACTTTATAGTGTTACGGAATATTTTAAATGTTCTTGTATCAAACTCATTGAGTTTACACCATTGTTGTAGTTGCTTTTTAATTAATTCAACTTCATGGGGTGTTGGTTCTTCACGAAATTCAATCTCAAAAGGTGTACTATTCTGTTCGTTTTTTTGTGTACTAAACTCAGCAATAATATCTAGACATGCATTGATTTCAGCATCTACATCCATCATTTCATATTGATTATAACGTTCAATACGATTTGGGTGACCAGTATATACTTCCGGTAAACGACTTTGATAATTCTTATAACCAAAGTCTGTGTTGTTCCAACCACCTGTAGGACTGTTGTTTTGCCCCGGTCCATTCCAGGCACCAGTATTATTATTGTACCCTGTAATAGGGCTCATCTGCCCGGTTAAATTAGAAAAACGCTTTTTATATGACATAGTTAAATATTTATCTCTTACGCTTTAGTGTATGTTAATATATCATCTTGGATTCCGTTACCCTTATCCAATCTTGATATAACAGCATCTAATTTAGCTGTCAGTGTTTCCACAAGCATAACAGACAATCTATCGTTATTAGGATTAGCAACACCTGTACCGCCAGCATTGTCTGTGTTTAATCCCATCTCTTGCATCAGTTCTTTCTTATATTGTGTTAAACTACTTTTTTGAACGTCTTTTAATAAACCTTTTAATTCTTTTTCAGGCCAAGCACTTTCTTTTTTACCATGCATCATAATAGGGTAACCTTGGTCGGGTCCACTAAACAGTCCCCCAAATCTAGCTACCTCAACGTGAAAATGACCGCCTTTTGTATTTTTGTTTTTATCCTGATAGTATTCGTCTAATACTTTAGCCGCTCCCAAATCTTTTAACTGTTCTTTGATTAATTTTGCTTGGTCTGGTGTTGGGTTTTCTGGTAGTACAAAATCTAATGCTTTACCCTGTGTATGTCTACTATTTGGAGCATTTATTTTATGATATAAATCATTCATTCCAGTTACCATAGAACCAGGAATAGCCTGTTGTATTCTTTCAGCTAATACAAGTAATGCAGGGTCCGCGCCACCGCCACCGGTGTTTTCATCCCTATCTCTAAATTTAATTTTAGATAGAATTTCATCACTATTACGAGTTGCACCTACTGTTTGCAATGAATTTTGTGCAGACTGTCGTTGAGCCATTTTTTCCGTTGATACTTTTTTACCCTGTATGTCTACCTCAGCACCTTGATTTCCTGCTGTTTTTACTCCGGTATCAGGATCCATTTGACCAATACTAGCTGATTGTCTTTTAGCTATTTCTATTTTCTCTTTTTTAAGTTCTTGTAATTCTTTTTCTGTTTCAAATCCAGAAGCCTCTAATTCGTTGTATCGTTTCATACGTAGAATTTTTAATTTTTCAAAGTCTGTACCGCCTGTCAGTTTGCGTGTTTGTGACCATTCTTCATCTAGTAATTTTAATCTTTTTTCAGCGGCAATTAAACCAACTTCTGCTCTGAGTCTTTCCAAGTCAGATAATTTTTCATCATCTTTACGTTTTTCTAGATTATCAATTATTTTTCGTTGCTCTTTTATTTGGTCTTCTACACCTGTTTTACCTTCCATTGCAATTTTATAATCTGAAATTGAATCTGAAAGTTCTTGTCGTAACTGTATAATTTTTCTTTTAGACTGTTTTTCATCTTCAGCAACATCATCCGAGTCTCTGAATGAGGCTGATAAATTGGTCTTTTTCCCTAAAACTACCAGGCTAAATTTATCAACCATTTTAGCCATAAATTTAGCAAACTTATATCCAATATCAATAAGTTTAGTAAACATACCAACTACTAACTCACCAGCTCCAGCTACCATTTTATCTGCGGCAATTCGCATGGCTCTCATTTTTTGTTCATTAAGAATGTTATTGTTTAATTGACCTTCTTCCTTTTTGCCAATATTATTAAGATTCTTAAGTGTTTCTGCATATTCTTTACTGTTTACATCAGTTAGTCCTATTGCACCGTTAACTGCTTCGCTAGTAAGACCCATATCTTTGAGTCCACCTTCAGTTATCATAAAGCTACCTTCAACACTACGCAATCTTTTTCTAATAGATCCTGCAGTATTAGTCAACGATTCCATGAATACTTTAGTACCGCCCTTTTGTGCCTTCATTGCGTCATCATATGCTGTAGCGGCTGATTGATACGAGGCGGCTGCTAAATCAGTAGTGATTCTACCCTGATTAACAATTCTATCTTTTAAACCAGCGGCTGCTTCTTTACCAAATCTTTGTTCATATGCTAACAAATAATTGCTTAAATTTTCAGCATCATCGCCCTTTTGTTTACTTAAGTATAATGTCATTCTAGCATCAGCCATAATGGCATCTCTGGCTTTTTGTTGTTCATCACGTGTCATACCAGTCAACTCTTGTAACTCTTTCATAGTTGTCAAATATTTAAATGACTGTCTTGTTAAATCCCCGGTTGTAGCCGATTGGGCCAAGCCCAATCTAGTTTGGCGTTGTACAAAGTCTGCGGCACCTTGACGTATATCTTGTGTTGTATATCCCAAACGTAATAGTGTTTTTTCAAGTTCATTATTAGGGCCTACTAATCCTTGTATAACGCCTACGAGTTTTTCAGAACCTTTTGTAACACTGCCGCCGAACAAAGCCATTTCACCAGTTACTGGTTTTAGTGCTTTTTCAAACTTTTCTGCTTCGCTTGCTACTAATCCAACTCTATGTAACTGATTCAATAACCCATCAAATCCATCAGATACTACATAACCCATATCACTCAATGATTGATATGATTTCATCATATCATCATTTTGCTTAAGACTAGCACCTACTAAGGATCCTATTGCCTTGATAAAGAGGCCTACAACTTTCCAAGCACCTCCCATAGCATAAGCAAAATTACCAACAGCATCACTTGCCCCGGTAACTCCTTCTGAGAACTTGTTTAATCCGGGCTCAGTATTAAGCATAGCCTTACCTATTCTAATACTTGAATCACCTAATTGTTGCTTTAGAGTATCCGAAAGTTTTTTGAATTCATCGTTAGCTTTACGTACTCTTTCTGCGGCTTCTTTTTCAGCCTGTACTAATGGATCCATTTCACGGTTGACACTGGTTATCAACTCCATGAAACGGTTTAAATTGTCTTGCTGTTCAGGTGAGAAAGGTTCTGCCATAATTTTACTTTAATAAATAATCGGTACATATCTATTTAGTATTTTAAAACATCCAAAAAATTAGGAGAAAAGATGTCCGATAATCCGTTAAAACAATATTTTCGCAGACCTTCATTGTTTCTGAGACTTCCCAGCGAGGCCAAGGGGTATCCTCCAGGCTCTATCAATCTACCAGATAACGGTGAACTGCCTATATATCCAATGACTGCAATTGATGAGATAACTGCAAGAACGCCTGATGCATTGTTCAATGGTGTAGCTGTAGCTGAACTTATCAAAAGTTGTGTCCCTAATATTATTGACCCGTGGAGTGTTCTACAGACAGATTTAGATGCGCTATTATTAGCTATTAAAATAGCAAGTAATGGATCCACTATGGAAATTGAATCAAAATGTCAAAACACTGATTGCGGTGAGATTAGTAACTATGATATAAACTTATCCGGATTACTAAGTGGATATCAACCCGGAAACTATGAAACACTATTACCAATTGGTGAGTTGCAAATTAAATTTAAGTCTTTAACTTATAAGAAAGTGAATGAAGCTAGTAACAACCAATTTGAAGTGCAACGTGCTTTGAATTTAATTCAATCAATGCCCGAAGGTAAAGAAAGAGATGACAGATCCGGTGACCTTATTAAAGGTATGAACGATTTGGCTATGAATTTAATAGTAGATATGATTGAGTTTATCAAAGCTGACGGCTCCGTAGTAATGGATAGAGATTTTATCAAAGAATATCTATCTAATTGTGATATCAAAACTTATGAGAAAATAAGAGAAGCCTCAATAAATCTTAAAAAGACAACTGAAACAAAACCATTAGAATTTAAGTGTATTCATTGTGAACATGAATACGAACAACCATTCAATATAAACGTATCTGATTTTTTCGGTTAAGACTTCTGTCTCTTGACTCCGAGGAGATTAAGAAGTTGATAGATACTATGGAAGAGGAGTGTAAAGCCATTAAATCCAACTCGCTTAAAATGGCTTGGTATATGCGCGGTGGTATAAGTTATGAAGATATACTAAACATGAGTATAGATGAACGAAATGCCATTAATAAAATTATTGAAGATAACTTAGAAACTACTAAGAAATCAAATCTACCATTCTTCTAACCATAGTAAGTCATTTATCACAACTTAACATCTTACTACTCTATTAAAAGATGACCTTCGGTCATCTAATACCTTCACATTGCTCACTTCGTTCGCATTGTTCGGTATTGTTTTAAACTCTTTTTAATTGTTATCTCTTTTAAATAGATTGCCGCTTTGAAGCCATGGTAGTGCTATTCAGCACTACCAATGGAAACTTGCCATGCCCGTCATCCTTTGCCATCTATTCCCCGAACAATTAACCTTTTTTGTTATCATTCGCCACCGGTTGCTCTGTAAAGTTTATGGGACTGTAGTGAAGCTATTGTTTAATACAATTCTTCAGCAACGCATGTTCTATATCCGCAAGATAGAGTTAGATATAGACTCATTGAAGGTTCGCTTTTCCGATTGCCTTCTCGGTGTTCCGTATCATTGCTGATACGCATACTCCAGTTCTGTCGGCACAGCACAATCTGTACAAACTCAAGGAGGACTCACAATTGAGCCAACAAATTTTTAATTATTTACGATTGTAGAATCTAATGTATTGATTGACTTGGTGTCTGAGATTGAGCCTGAGTATAATTTTACTAAGTCTTTGTTAAGTTTGAAAAAGCTATTGAATTCTGTGATGTACCAATCACCGTACGTTTTGCTACCATAGAAACAGAAATTATCTATTATCCATGTATGCTTTGGTTGTACTGCGACATATTGTCCTTTACGATTAAACTTCATAAAAAGAATGTTAAAATCGTTAGGATCGGCAACATCTAACAATTGTTGTAGCCACGAATCAAGTTGTTTGCATTCACCTGTAAGTATTAGGTGCCACGGGAAGTCCTGATAGAACTTGCACTCTGCATTCATTTTGCTGAAACTCTCTCCCGGAACAATATCGCCCTTGAAAGAACGAATCTGTCCCTCATGTAAGAATTGAGTTCTTGCTTGATTCTTGCCACCCACATATGCACCAGATCCAGGAGCACGAATGAAACTCTCACCGTACAAATCTGAGAGAAATTTTGCAACTTCTCTTTCGTATCCTGAACCTTTAGCTTTTTGTGGACTTGGCATAGACTTACTTATCTGTTATTACTTGATTCCAAAAATTCTTCGATAGTTATCCATTTTTGACTACCTAGTACACTTTCTAGTTTAGTATTATCGCTACAAGTTAGTTCCTGATAGCTGTATTTTACTTCTTCTGGAATAGGAATTAATTCTTGTTTACTTGATATCAAGTCAGCTACTTGCTGAAAACTGTAACTTTTGCCCGTACCTAGATTAAAAATACCTGATTTTTTAACATTTTTAATGAAGTCAACGTGTACTCTACATATATCTTCAACACATATAAAATCTCTAAAATACTTGGTTGAACCCTCAAATAACTTGATAGTTTCTTGTTTTCTAAATTTTGAAATAGGGCTAGCCTGTGATCCTTTATGCTCTTCACCGTTACCGTATACGTTAAAATATCTGAATCCATGTACTATATTACCGCCCTGATGCATTCGGTGATGCCTCTCAACTAGATACTTACTCCATGCGTATGGTGTCTTTGGATCAGGGATTGCATCCTCAGTGAAGTCAGTTCCAAATCCATATACACTTGCACTACTAGAATATTGTAAATTTACTCCATATGTTTTGCAAGCATCAAATAGTTGTCTAGTAAAATCAAAATTTTGAAACATAACTTTATCAATATCACGTTCAGTAGTAGAACTAATGGCACCTAAGTGTAATATCCAATCTTGGTCAATAATTGAAGGTAGTATACCACCGTCCCAATCATATGTATCAACTTCCCAGTCAGTATTGTTGTGTAGGTATCGAACCATGTTCTGTCCAATAAACCCTTTATGTCCGGTAACTAATATTTTCATTTCTGACTATCTCCAGGAAGTACCCTATAGTTATCCTCGACACTATCTGGTGTAGAAACTTCTATAACTGTTCCAGCTTCAATACACTCTAATTGATGTGGAGAACACGGATTATTGTGCCAAACACTACCAGTGCTCAATTCTGTTTCTTGTTGTTCGGCAGTGTTGGTATCAATCCAGCGAACAATAAACTTACCGGATTGTACATACCAAGTTTCTTCTTTTTCTTTATGGAAGTGCATACTGAATTTTTTACCTGATTCAAAATTTAAAAACTTGCCACAGTATCTATCATTACTAGCCCATATAAATTCCGATCCCCAACCTTTGGGTACTAATCCGTGTAATTGTGTCATTTGATTTGTTCCAATCTGGGTGCATACACCCCTACGTGTTGTACTGTTATTGATGCAGCCTTATTTGCAAATATAACTGCTTCTCTCATATCTTTGGTTTCTAAAAACTTGTATGTTAGTGCCGCTAAGAATGTATCACCCGCGCCACATACGTCAGTTACATCACCTACAATCTCAGCAGGGAATACCCACTCGTTCCAGATAACACCCAAATCACCATAAGTAACAATCAAATGCTCCTTATTGTGTAACTCACTAGTAGCACGGCTTTTTTCTAATTTGTTTATCTTAACATAACACCCGTCTAGTCTTGCTAAATCTGTTTTCTTTGTATCAACAAAGATTGGTATGTTTACTTCTTTAACCAATTCTTCTATCAACTCATAGCTTACTGTGCCCTTGTTATAATCACTGATAACGATAGCATCATATATAGGTGGTATTGCTGTTTCAAATGTAATAGGATCACTGATATAATCTTCATCAAGCCTTAGTAGTTGTTGCTTAGTGCGGGCATCAATCAGACGATTCTTTTTGCTTACTTTTCCGTGTAAGAACTTAACATCACACCCTAATGCTTCTAAATTCTTTCGTACATTGCCGCCCATGCCATCGTGATTGATATGATATCTAGGTTCAAAAATAGGAACAGGTGCTTCGGGACTAATGCGATTTACATAACCGTATGTGTATGTGTCATCACATGTATCACCGATTAATAATATCTTGTATTTTGTTTGTTGTGCTGTATCCATTTATTACCTCAAAAAATATTAATTCTTTGCAAACATCTTCACCTACGATTGATTTGCCCCTATAGTCACTACCTTTAATCATTGCATCATGTTGTTGTATCAATTCTACTAGTTCTGTATCAGTATCAAACACTACAACTTGGTCAACGGGTTTTAAGTACATAAGTAATATTCCACGTTCATTCATATCATTGATTGGGCGACTGTTGCCTTTCAACTCTTTTACTCTTCGGTCACTGTCAATTGCTACAGTTAAATAATCACCTTGATTACGTGCAAACTGTAATAATTCTAAATGACCTCTATGTAAAATATCAAACGTTCCGTTGACTATTATCCTTCTCATTCTACATCCACTGCATTACTATATGTTGTAAATCCGTTTTCTTTAACTACCTTTAAGACACTGGGTACTCGTCCTGCTAGTTCTTCACGGTGACTAACAAGCCAAATAGATTTGTGTCGCCTACGTGACATATCCTTAAGAATAGCGATAGCGTTTTCAACACCCATTGTGTCTAACCCACTGTCAATCAATTCGTCAATGAATAAGGTATTGATTGGTGCGTACAGGTTCTCCCATACATCACGAAATGCAAAACTTAATCCCAATATCAAACGATTGCGTTCACCTCGACTTAAGTTATCAAAGTCAAGTTCACGACCCAACTCTGTAATCTCAACATTCAAATCATTTTGAAAGATAACTTGATGCGGTAAGCCAATCTTATCTAAGTAATGTGTCAAACGACTATTCAAATAACTTAGGTTCTGGTCAATGATTTTCTTACGAACAAAGCTGTCCTTACTAGTTAATATATCTAACAAAAACTTTTGATGCTCCATAGTCTTTGTTAGTTTATTGATTGCTTCAAAGTCAATTGCTTGCAATGCATTACTTTCCATCTCAAAAACTTGTTCAGCATATGGATCCGTTTCAATTGATTTAGTTTCTATTTGTTGTAACAACCCAGACACTTTACTACGATGCTCAACCGCTTGTGATTCAGTATCATACTGAGTAACAGGCATTGGACCCACTTCTACTATTGTAAGTTCTGCTAGTTGTTCAGCGTATGGATCAGTTTCTGCTTCTTTTTCAAGTATTTTAGTACGAATATTTTCGGCAGCACTACCGTGACGAATTGCCTCTGCTTCTGTTTTATAATGTGTCTTTGGTTTAATACCAGGTACAATGTCTTTGTCATTTTGTTCTTTGTATTGATTTAATAATGAAGTTACGTGTATATTTGCTTCAAGCAACATGTGTTCTTTATCATGTAGAACCTTAGTATGCTGTTCATCATGGAACTCTTGCCCACATGCATAGCATTGATGGTCACGTAGTGTAGCAACCTCTGCCTCAAGTTTCTTAATTAACTTATTTTCTTTGTCAATATCTTTTTGTAGTCGTGCTAGGTCTTTGTCACGATTTTCTAACTCTGATGACTTGGTATTATATTCGGCTAATGTGCGGTGTGCTAAAATTTCTGCGACAATATCTATAGTGTCTAATTTTGCACTACTTACAACTAAATCATCAATGTCTTTATCTTGTTTCTGCTTCCATGCAGTTTGTCTAGCTAGCAATGAGTTATATGTATCTTGTTGCTTTTTCTTTTGATTCCAAATTACTAATTCGTTGTGCGCTAACAATTCCGCATCAATATCAATTTTTGCTAGTTCATCATATTGTGCAACTAAGTAAGCTAAATCACTTTCATGTTTCTTTTGCCAAAGCCCTTGTCTACGTTTCAAACTTTCAATCTGTTCTTTTACACGCTTGTTGGCCTCTTCAATAGCCTTGACTTTAAATTCTTCACTTTGAATAGAGTCTTTGGTTTCTTTTAGTAACTGTTTTATTGATTCTGCTTTTTCGGATAGTAGTGTAATACCCAACAGTTGTTCAATGATTTCACGTTGTTCGTTTGCTTTTAGTGCTAGAAAAGGTTCGCTGTATGTATTGAGTGCTACAATGTGACGGAACATGCTACTAGACATCCAAATTATTTTTTCAATCTGAGCCTGTGTTTCTTTGTTCTCACCCTGTGCGTCATCCGTACCTTTTTGCAAATCATTGTTTACATAAAATCTTAACAGGTTTGGTTTACGACCACGCTCAATCTTGTAGTCTATACCGTTTACACTAAACTCTAATGTAACTAGCATACCCTTTCCATTTGTACGATTAACTAAATTATCTTTTCTGATTGAGTTAATGGGCACGCCGAACAATGCATATGATAGACCTTGAATAAGACTAGTTTTGCCTGTACCATTACGAGCGCCGTCGCCACCTAAGTCTAGATTCTCACCTAGAATAAGTGTTAAGTCTTGGCGGTTAAAGTCAACTGCTTGAGTGACTTGTCCGATTGATAAAAAGTTTCGTAATGTAATATTCTTCAGTGTTATCATTTTAATTTTCTAAAAAAACTGTCTTTGGCTAATTTTTCAGCCTTCAGTGTGCGCTCAATAACGCCTTCTAGTTTAAGTTTAACTCCAATTAGTTTCTTTTGTTCTCTTAAACTACCTATGTAAGAATGAGTGTTAGTCAACTCAGACAAAGCAATACCCAAATGCTTATTAACTTTTATCAATGATTCTAACTCTCTAACTTCTCTGGGTATCTTCATAGGTTGTTATAAATCTCCAACAGTATTTTTTTATCAAATGTATTTGATTCAATACTGTTAATCTGGTCAATGACGATTTGGTCTACACTTTCAAACTTAAGACCGTCAAAGCCTTGAGTCTCTGTTTGTTCCATTTTCATCGGTATCAATGCCATTTCTCTAAGTTTATGTTCTGGTATCATAGTTTCACGGATGAAGTTTGCTTCTTCATAGCTAATATCAATGTCAAGATGTACTCTAACATGACTGTCAATCAATAGCAACCCTTCTGGATTTTCTAGTACATCGCTAAGTTTATAAACTCTAAACAACGGTTGTCTTGGCCAACTATGAAATGTTGGTTCTTCGCCCCATTCTAATATCATCATACCACGTGCATCATCACCGGCATCTGCATAATTATGTGGAAAACTATTACCGATATACCAAATATTTTTACGTGCTTGTCGTTTATGAAAATGCCCACTGAATACTTTGTCAAAGCCTGTCATGTGGTCTTCATTAATCTCGCCGTGGTCTGGCATTTCTACCATAGCATTCATGTAGAATCTAGGTAATTCTAAGTGACCAAACATATATTTGCCACTTAGTTTTTGAATCTTTTTATAATCATCCTGTACTAGCCAGGGTGTTATTACTACATCGCCCTCACTAAAAAAGTCATTGATGATTTGAACATTGGGTAAATGTTTAGCCCACTCAACACTATGAATGTCACGGCGGTCACGATAATAAAGGTCATGATTACCTGGGATAAAATATACTCTATCAAAGTTAGCATTTAGTTTTTCTAATGCCTGTAGTCCAAATTGCAAAGTGTGGATGTTAATACTTGCTCTATGGTGATTGTAATCACCGAGAAAGAAACAAGTCTCGCATCCCTCAAGTTTTGCTTTTTGTATGAACCAGTCTACAAAGTTAGCACAATCTAAATTATGTTGTAGGCTGTTACTCTTTAGACCAAAATGTATGTCCGTAAATACGGCGGCTTTCTTAAAAAGGTTACTCATTTGTATAGTATAACAGAAACAGAGGTTGGATTACAACCCCTGTGGTTAAATTATTCTTCGTAAACCATACTAGATGTTCCTTGTCTAGTCCAACTTGGATTAAGACCATTCATTTCTAATATGTCATCACGTATATTTTGATTGCGCTTTTCACTGTTTAGTACACGACAGAAACTATTAGTGATAGCCGCAGTATAGTATGCAAAAGGATTTGCACTCTTGGCTTCATTGAAACGTAACCCAACATATGTTAGTTGTAATATTGCCGAATTACGCATTTCGTCATTGTATGTGTACCCACGCCAATTAAATTTCATGGCGTATTTTTCACACATCATAATGTACATACGGGCAAGTTTATTAGTGATATTGCCATGGTCCTTACTAAACTCGCCGTTTTCTAAATTGCCCATCCAATGACTTTTTCCGATACATTTAAATGTTTTAGTATCATCAATTCTAAAATGTTGAAATGGGGGAAAATTAACTTTGACATGAACCATGTCATCAATTTCTTTTATAGTAGTCGGATCTTCTAACTCAGCAAATATTTCATCTCCAGCCTCATCAAATTCAAAAATATCTTTAGCCGTTTTTTTCTTATCTACTTTTCTAGGTTGTTTTGGTGCAACTGGAATATGATCCCAAGTCATCACTCTAAACACTAGGTCAGTTACAGGGATAGATTTTGGATCAATTTTAGTTCCGGTTTCTACACTTAACCTTGCCGCTCTAGTCTCACGTGCTTGTTTTATGTTATCCCGCTTGTTTGCATACTCTAAACTTTTTTCAATAGATTCGGTAGGCATGTCTACAATAAAATCATATTTGTGATCCTCATTTGGGTCTAGAAATGTACAAAATGCGTTTTTGCTTGTGTGTATTTCTTTAAGAATATCTTTGTTGTTAAGATAATTAACTGGTTTTTTGCTTGGTAAACTCATATTTCTCCATAGTTTTGATAAGAAAAGTATAGCACTATAGTTGTAAAAATGCAACTAATATGGTAAAAAAGTGGTGTTTTTTATACGATAAATATATTTAGTAAAGGTACACATATGGCTAGAACAGTCCAAGAGATACAAGAAGAACAAAATATTCTTGCACAAAAGCAAGCAGACCTGAAGAAACAATTACAGGCAGAAACTTCCAGTGGTAAAAACTTTGATTCTTTACTAGCAGAGAGAACAAAATTACGAAATCAAGAAGCTGCCTTAAGGACAGAATTAGCACGAACAACTAATCAAAGTCCTGCGACCGGCGTATATCAAGGACAGGATCCAAATACTGGATTAGCAATATACACTAATCCTGCTACAGGAGCACAATTTAGAAGTAATACTGAGCCTTCGGCAGCACAAAAGGCCGCATTTGAAAAGACACAAACACCGGCATCTGACCCACCACCCCAATCTCCAGCAACTGAACCTGCCGCACCTTCACCACTTGCGACACCAGTCGCTGTACCAGTTAATATTCAACAACCCCCTGTTACACAAGAACCAGTACCACAATTAACAACAGAACAAAGAGAGAGTGGCTTTACTCCTGTTACCCAACAACAAACTGTAGAATTATCTCCAGTAGTTCCTGGAGGCGATGTTAATGCTGGTAGAGTTAACGTAGCACCCGGTGTAGATTTAACTGCTGATGCTCCCGGTTCGGCAGGTAGTACGTCGGAGACCCCGGCACCCCAGAAAACTCTTACTACTGCTGAAATTATATCAGGGTCACCTGTATTGGCACCGCCAACCGCAAAACAACAAAATCCAGGTGACTCACTTAGAGGCGATTTTCCAACTAGAGATGCATCCCCAACCCCACAACAAGTCATCGACCAAACGAGTTCTAATCCATTAAATCCGAGTGCCATTGAGATTACAAGAAATAATGTGTTGGGTGCAATTATAAACAATCCAGTATCTATTTCAAGCAGTGTGGACGCGGCTAGAAGAACCGCAGTAAATCAAACAACAAGATTAACTAGAGAACAAGATGATTGGAGAGTTAGATTACAATTAGCACCTTCTGCAAATTACCTATATAATGTTGCAACTAAAGATGATTTACTATACCCACTAAAAGGTACTAATGGTGTTATATTCCCTTATACTCCTGTTATCAATAGTGCATATCGTGCAAATTATGACCCAGCAGATTTAACCCATGTAAATTTTAAACAGTTTTACTATAGAAATAGTTCGGTGGATGATATAACTATTCAAGCAGAATTTACTGCACAAGATACAACTGAAGCTAACTATATGTTAGCAGTGATACATTTCTTCAGAACGGTTACTAAAATGTTTTATGGTCAAGATGGTAAAGGTGGCGGCCCAAGTGCGGGAACTCCTCCTCCTTTATGTTACCTATCTGGTTACGGTCATTTTCAATATAGTGACCATCCATTATTGATATCACAGTTTACATATAACTTACCTAATGATGTTGACTATATCAGAGCAGGTAGTACATCGCAATGGGCAGGCCAGAATATATCAGCATACGCACCCAAACCTAGCGCCCAGGCATCAGGTGGTGGAGCATTAGCTAAGATAACTAGCTTTTTAAGAAGGTCAAGTAATAATTTAAATAAAGGTGGTATATCAGCAGATCCTGCTTGGAATTCATTGTCAGGACCTCAAGCAACATATGTACCTACTAAATTACAAATCAACTTGACCTGTTTACCAGTAGTTACTCGCAATGATATATCTAACAACTTTAGTGTAGAACAGTATGCTACAGGAAAATTATTTAAAGGAGGCATTTGGTAATGTCTTATCCCCAAACTAGCCCTTATTATCTTAGTAAAATTTATAATAATAAATTTTTAGACTTTATGACTAACAGACCCGTACCATTAAATCCATTGGATCAGTATTGGGAGATAACTCAAACCTACAGTTTGCGACCTGATTTGTTGGCATATGATTTATACGATGATAGCAATCTATGGTGGGTATTTGCACAACGAAATCCCAATACTATTAAGGATCCTTTGTTTGATTTTGTTACAGGTACAAAAATATACCTACCACAACTGCCTGTGTTAAAAACAGCATTAGGATTCTAAAATGGCAGACATTAAAAATCAAGCTGATTTTGACGCTAACATTGCGGCAATAGAAAAAAACAGACAGTTAAACAAACAATTTTATGATTCATTCAAACAAACAGTAGAAAACGGAAATAGAGAAGTTGGCAAATTTACGGATCAAATAAAAGAAATAAGAGCTAATTCTACTCTTAGTGATACTGAAAAAAATCAAAAAATTTTAGAAATACGTAAGGGCCCATTAGCTGAAATATTAAGTATAACTATTGCTGATTCTAAAGCTATCTTTTTAAATCAGTCGGAGTTGCCGTCTACACCTGGCTCAAATGCTGTAACCTATCTTAAGTTTGAGGCAGACACACTTAAAGGACTAGAAACTGCGGTATCTAAAAACAATGAAGCTATTGCAAAATTAGAATCCAATTTAGGAACTCCAAATAAATCTTCTCCGGAAAATCCTCCTCCAAAAGCACAAGCTGAAAATAAAGTAAACGATGATAATCCAAAAATAAATGAAACTAAACCGGTAGAGACATCAAAACAAGGAAATTCAGAATCACAGGCTACTAATTCATCAGCAGTTAATAGTGCAGGAGCACAAGTAGAGAAGGCAGAGTCTATACCAGAAAACTCTACCAGTAGTAAACCAAACAAACGTCAATATAATCCATTGAGTAAATTTAGTAGCGTGACTTATAAAATAAGTTTATATGCCCTTACACCTGACGCATATAATAACTTTTTTACACAAGGTAAGTGGATAACAAAAGATTTAGAATTAATATTACAAAGCGGGGGAGTAACAGCGGGAGTAGATAGTGCTAGAAATAAGTTTTTCAATTTAGATATGTACATTGATAATCTAGAAATAATTACAAAAACTAATTCAAAAGAAACGGCTGTTGCAGGTAATCAATCAGATTTAAAATTTCAAATATTTGAACCTTATGGCATGACTTTCCCATCTAAACTAGTGGCTGCTCAAGTAGATTTACAACAACGTGCAAGAATTTCAAGACAGTTGAATAGTGAAATTGAAGCAATGAATACTCCGTTTCTACTTGTAGTGAGATTTTACGGCTATGATGCTAATGGTAGTTTAGTAACTCAGCCCATTGATAGTGGTGCAAGTAATAGCTTTACTAAAACAGATACTACTGCGGCGTTTGAACGTGCGTTTCCAGTATTGATTACTAAACTAACGTTTAAGCTAGAAAACAAAACAACAGTATATGATGTAACATGCAAGTTGTTAAATGAACAAATTGCATATGGTTTAAAAAGAGGTATAACTAAGACAGGTATTACAGTTACTGCGGACACCGTAGAAAATGCGTTAGGTGGCACTGATAACAGTAAAAATGGTTTACTGGATAAATTTAATGCACAACAATTAGCATTAGTAACTGCAAAGAAACAGGCTGTAGCTGATGAATATAAAATTGTATTTCAAAAAGATAGTAATATAGGTGATGCATTAATTGTAGACAAAGACTTTTATGTTAAGACATTTGCACCAACGGTATCTGTCACTAATGCTAATCAAGTTAATTTACGTACAGCACAATTAAAAGGTCAAACAGTTGATAAGGGTAAAAGAGCAGTCAAGATAGCAGAAGGTGTTCCGATAATGACAGCTATAGACCAAATAATTTCGCAAAGTACTTATCTTAGAGATGCTATGAAAGCATATGATAAAGAAGAAACAGAACAGACTAGTGAATCTGATACAGCAGTTGAAGCTAATAAAAATCCTAAAGTTTTAACTTGGTATAGTGTACGACCACAAGTTGATATAAAAGAGTGGGATGATGTTAGAAAAGATTATGCTTATAAAATAACATATATTATACAACAATATAAAGTGCCTTATGTTAGGTCTCTCTTATTAAAAGGTAAATCAACTTATTATGGACCTCATAAAATTTATAACTATTGGTACACTGGAGAAAATTCTGAAGTGCTAAGTTATGAAATGCAATTCAACTTGTTATATTATAATACCGCGGCATTATCTAGTGAATCTGCAACAGAGTCCAGAGACACTGCACCAAATAGTCCTGTACCTGGCCAGGGAGCTGATCCAACAGGCAAGTTACCTGGTAAGTTTGAATTACAAAACAATATCAAAACATTTTTGTATAGTCCGGCAGACCAGTTGAAGGCACAACTAAAGATTTTAGGTGATCCAGATTTTTTAATGCCTGTGGAAGCCGGGTCTATTCAACAGGCACTAGAGTTATGGTATGGTGAAGATTATTCTATAAATGCAAATACTGGTCAAGTGTTTATTGAAATTGGGTTTAAAGAAGTAGAAGATTATGACAATGATTCAGGATTATTAAAGCCAAAAAATAATATTAAATTTTGGAACTACCCATCTGATATAGAACAAGTAAGTCAAGGCAGAATGATTTATATGGTTACACAAGTAACTAGCAAATTTGGTAGAGGAATATTCACACAAGATTTGAAAACTATTCTTCCAGACTTTACTGCTAGTACTGATAAAACTACCACTCCACCAACAGCTAGAGAGCCGGCAGCACCAGTAGTAACACCTACAAGACCGCCGGTAGTAACTAATAATAATCCTAAGCCAACACCAGCAGTGGTTAATAGTAACACAGCAGAAGGTATGAAAAATTATGTTCCGCGAAGAACTCCGGTGTCTGCAGGCACTAGTAATTCAAATGATGATTACACCGATCCAATGGGCACAACTGATGGGGCCGCAATTATGAATGCGGCAAGGCCCGCTGACGATGTTAGAGAAAAACCTAAACCAGTAGCAGGCAGAGGAGCACCTAGAACATATGATACTACTAATAAAACACGTAGGCTTACGCCAAGATAATGAAAGATAACACATGAGTGGTAATGAAGATATTGTAAAACAACGGGGCACATCTAGTGCTTACAAAGATGATAGAGGTAGTGCTACACTATACCCTCATCCTATTCTAGGCATCGTTAAGCAAAATATTGACCCGCTTCGTGCAGGAAAAATACAAGTATTTTTAGCTAGATTAAACGGACAAGATGAAGATGATCCTAATAATTGGACACCGGTAAGTTACCTTAGTCCATTCTTTGGGTACACACCCAATACAGCTAGTCCTGATGATTATGGTACATTTGTTGGCAATCGTAACAGTTACGGTTTTTGGGCTACACCCCCTGATTTAGGTACACAGGTTATCTGTATATTCATTAACGGTGACCCGGGCAATGGATATTATATAGGTGGTATACCGCAACCGTCATTGACACACATGGTGCCTGCAATTGGCGCAACTGCCAATGTAATTCCAAATGATGGAGAAGCAGAATCGTATGGAGGTGCAGATAGATTACCTGTAACTGAATATAATGATGCTGACGATAAACAAGCAAACAGTTCTACACCACAAGATTTACCTAGACCAATACATAGTTTTCAAACTGCTGTACTTAATAATCAAGGTTTGTTAAGAGATCCTGATAGAGGAGCAATATCTAGTAGCGCCCAACGTGAAAGTCCTAGTAGGGTCTTTGGTATGAGTACTCCGGGTAGACCTATATTTCAAGGTGGATACGACAATACAAGTATTGTTGGTGCTGTACAAGATTCATCTATACCAGATACAAGTTTTAAAGTTACAGGTCGTACCGGTGGTCATACATTTGTGATGGATGACGGCGATATATCAGGCAGAGACCAGTTACTACGATTAAGAACATCTAACGGTCACATGATACTGATGAATGATTTTGCACAAACGCTTTTTATCATTCATGCAAATGGATTAAGTTACATTGAGTTAGGTAAAGAAGGCACTATTGATATGTTTTCTACTAATTCAGTTAACATTAGAACACAGGGTGATTTAAACTTACATGCTGATAATAATATAAACATCAATGCTGGGAAAAATTTAAATGTATCTGCTACAAATATTAATACAGAAAGTTTAGAAGCAACACAACAATTTGCAGGTACAACCTTTAAACAATTTACTAAAGGTGACCATACTGTAAAAGTTAATAGCAAAATGAGTTTTGAAAGTTCGGGTGATAGTAGTATTAAAAGCGGTGGTACAAATTATTTAAATGGCGGCCCGGATGTAAAATTGAATACCGGAGCTAGTTCACTAGTACCAGAAGAGGTTAAACAATTAACTGTGATTGCACACACTGATACATTGCGTGATGATAAAAAAGGATATGCACCAGCTCCTGGAAAACTATCAAGTATTGTAAGTAGGGCACCTGCACATGCACCATGGGCAAGTGCTAATCAAGGGGTGGATGTGAAAATTGATTCATCAGCGTCATCTAATTTACCTGCATCACCCTCTCCTAGTTTAGCACAAGTAAATAGTTCTGTCGCAGGGACCCAAGTAAAATCAACAACTCCTGCAGTTGCCGCAACTGTACCAAATGTAAAGGCTGCATCGTCAGATGTATCACAGGTATCAACAAGTACACTTGTTTCGCAAATGGCAGTTAATGCGTCAGACGGACCTATGAGTTCGGCTGTAACTCAAACAGCTGGCGTCGTTAGCTCTGATGGACAAACAGTTGCTGGCGTCGGCCCAATGGCTCTTACACCAACACAATTAGAACAAGCTGGAATAGTAAAGCCAGGCGCAGATGTTGCAATAAATGCAGGATTATCAAGAGGTCTTACATTATCGCAAGCTATGCCACCAAACGTATTTACAGGTAAAGATGGTGTATCTTCCTTAACTAGTTTAGTAAACAACACACCGGCACAAACAACTGCCGCAACAACATTATTATCACAAAGTGAAACAAAGTTAAAAGAGACAGGTTTAATAACTGGTAAAGAAAGTATAACACAAAAAGGTGGATTAATGCTTGCTGTAGCAACTGCAGGGCTAGGACTAACGTTAAAATTAGCAAAAAACGCAATAGGTGGAAACGGGGCACCTGGCTCAGCGGCACTAGATGCGCTATCATCAAAATTAACTGCGGCTAGTGGATTAGGTCTTAAACTACCTAATCCGTTAGCTGATCCAAAGACTGCTCTTGCTAGCGGAAATGCGGCATCTAATGTAGCTGATAAATCAGGACCATTGGGTGGAGTAAAAATAGGAGATAGTTTAAAAGGCGCCGTAGCCGGTGCATTCGCAAAAATAACAGGAGCATTTAAAGCATTGAAGGGTAAACAACCTCAGAATCTAACGGTTGCTAATGCTAAAGAATCTTCAGCAGAACCGGCGCCAACTAATAAAGCAACAGCATCTGAAGTCACTGTTACCAATCCATATGCAGGTCTAAGTGAAGGTCAAATCAAATCTCTTGGTAACGCAGACCCAACAGACCCGTTCATACGTTCTAGATTAGGAATTCCACCATTAGAAAGTGGGACAACAGGTGGTAGTGTAAGCAACACGTTAGCAAACACATTTGACAAACCTCAGAATGAAACTACTAAGAAGTTAGCTAATTTAGCAACCAACGCATTAACTAAAGGTGGTGTACCTGGCATACCGGGATTACTTGGTGGTACCGGAGCAGTTGGTGGAGTAGTTATAGCAGGCAAAACTGTTGGATTAGCTAGTGTTGCAGGATTAGTTGCTACTGTTAAGAAATTAGCCGGATCTATTTCTAAAGGCAGCAAAGGTGTTAAAGAGGCATCAAACGGGGCTAAACCTGCGCTAGCAAGTAAAGGAGGTCTTGAGGCACTTGCTTCAACTGGGCTAGATCCTGAAGCAGCCGCAGAGTTTCAAGGGGCTATATCCAGTGTTGGTAGCCCAGGCTCAGTTGAAGTTAAAGGACCTACTGTTGCATCAAACACATTTGATTTTGGTGGAATATTAGCACAATCTAAATCATTATTGGGTGATGACAAGATTCCTCCATTAAATCTTGGTGGAGTTAAAATACCTACTAAACCATTGAGTGCTGACCAAGTAAAAGAATATGATAAAGTAAAAGCTGAAATAGCAAAAGAAGAAGATAATATGTGGGTCACAAGAAAAGCTGCCGCAGATGCAAAATATGCTTTAAGTCAGGGTAAAGGAACACAAGAGCAAGTAGATACAACAAGTGAAGCATATAAAGCCTCAATGCAGAAGGTACAAACTCTAAGAGAAGAACTAGGCAAAATTGCTAGCGGTGACGCAGGACAAACAGCATAAATAATATTATTAGGATATACTATGGCAACATTTATAGGATTTAGCACATTACACATTGACCAGGTTAGAAGGAGCCAAGTTGCCTCGGGAGTAGACGGAGGTTCTGGCTCTATCACTAATCCAATAAGAGTAAACAAAAAATTTAGAATAGTTGACCAAGACTTAGTTATACAAGATTTCTTAAATGCATTAAATATACCACAAGGACAAAAACCCGGTAAACCGCAATATGGCACAACAGTATGGAGCTATGTGTATGAACCAAATACACTAGATACCCAAATAGAAATTGAGAGAGAATTGAAAAGAGTTGCAGGCCTTGACCCTAGATTGCTTCTTAACAGTGTAATTTCATATCCACAAGATAATGGAATTTTGGTTGAAATGGAATTTGCTATATCTCCATTTAATGTAGTTCAACAAATGGCAGTGATGTTTGATACTGATTCAGGGATGGCACGTGTATCATCTTTAATGCCAGGGGTATCACGTTCGTAATCTGCTAACAAAAACCGACGTTTTCCTCTATGATAAATACATTATTAAGAGAATAAACGTATGGCCACAAGTTCAAGACAATCAAGTATTTTTGGTGTAAATGATTGGAAATCAATCTACAAAAACTATAGTCAAGCTGATTTTCAGAGTTATGACTATGAAACACTGCGTAAGACATTTGTAGATTACCTTCGCTTATACTACCCAGAAACATTCAATGACTATATTGAAAGCAGTGAATTTTCTGCTTTAATGGACGTTATCGCATATATGGGTCAAGCCCTAAGTTTTAGGGGCGATTTGAATGCACGTGAGAATTTTATTGATACTGCTGAACGTAGGGACAGCGTAATCAAGTTAGCTAACTTAGTAGGATATACACCTAAAAGAAATATTGCTGGCCAGGGGTATGTAAAGATTACATCCATTAGCACTTCAGAACAAATACGAGATGTAACTAACTTAAGTTTGAGTAATCTTACTGTATTATGGAATGACCCAGCAAACCCAAATTGGCAAGAACAGTTTAATACTATCATTAACGCCGCTCTTATAGATACACAACGTATCGGAAAACCCGGAAATACAAATGTATTGTTGAATATTAAGACTGACGAATATAGCATATTGTTACCAACAGGCGATGTACCAGTTATTCCGTTTACAGCTACCGTCGATGGCAATTCAATGAATTTTGAAGCAGTTAGCGTAACCAGCGTAGATAGTGATTCAGTGTATGAAATACCTCCTGGTAACTCAAATGTTTTTAATTTATTATATAGAAATGATAAATTGGGTTATGGCAGTCCTAATACAGGGTTTTTCTTATATTTTAAGCAAGGAGCATTAAAGACATATTCATTTAATGTACCTGAGCAAATTAGTAATCAGATAGTAGATATTGATATTCAAGGTGTTAATAATACTGACACATGGTTATATGAAATTAACTCAACTACTGGACAATACAGTAGATGGAAACAAGTAGATAGTGTTTATGAAAATGGAAGTTTACAAAAATTAACTAGTGGCAAAAAAGTTTTTAGCGTAAACTCTAGAACCAATGACCAAGTAACATATGTATTTGGTGATGGTGTGTTCAGCGAAATACCAGTTGGTTCTTTTATAAGTTATGTTCGTTCTGGTAATGGATTGACATATACAATCGACCCAAGCGAATTCCAAAGTATTACATTGTCTTTAAATTATTTAAGTCGTACTGGAAGACAAGAGACAGTAACAATGACGCTTGATTTACAACTTCCGGTAAGTACTGCACAAGCACGTGAGACAATTGCTGATATTAAAGAACGTGCCCCACAACGTTACTACACACAAAATCGTATGGTTAATGGTGAAGATTATAATAATTTCCCATTCACATTATACAGTTCAATTATTAAAAGCAAAGCTATTAATCGTAGTAGTGTAGGCACCAGTCGCAATTTTGATTTGTTAGATCCAAGTGCAAAATATTCCAGCACAAATGATTTTGCAGATGATGGCGGACTGTACGAAGATATCAATGATGGTGTGACTATTTTTACTGCTAGCACCACAAATGATATTGTAAACTTTTTAACAGAATATTTACCCAGTGTATTAGGTGGTGAAAGAACATATCAATACTATACTCAGGCTTATCCTAGATATCTAGTAAACGATGAAGCAGTATATTGGAATCAATCCAGTAACCAATCAGGCGAGTCAACGGGATATTTTTACACAACTTTACCTATCTCAGTTGGTGTATATTCATCCGGTAATGTAAAGTATGTTACTGAAGGTGCTTTATTAGGATTTGTTGCACCGAGTGGTTATTACTTTGGACCAGACAATAGACTTGTTGCTGGTTTACCATTACCAAGTGATTTACAATCTATTTGGACTAGTGTATCAAGTGTTGTTGGCGATGGATATAATGGCGGTGACGGCAACTTAGATACTGGTTTGGGTCCAGTAACATTAACAAATTTAATTCCTGACGGAGCAATATTAAGTGTCATTATACCTAGCTTTACAAATTCATTGGGTACAGAATTAATACAAGAGTGTGTTACTAAAATTCGTTTGAATCAAAATTTTTCACTAGTATATGATAATAGTTTATTAGCAAATCAAGAACGTTGGGCAACTAGTAGTTACTCGGCTAATAATTATTTTGTAAGATTTCAAAGTTTAGGATATAATAGATATCTAGTAGCATGGCATAGCGTAAAATATTATTTTGGTAGTGTGTACGATGTCAGATTTACATTTGACAGGGACAAAGTAATATATGACCCTGCAACCGGTAAGTTATTGCAAGACTTCATTAGCATTTTAAAATGTAATACACAACCTAATTATAATTTTCCATATCCTCGTGATATCAAATTAAGTGTAATCGGGCAAACTGTAGAGGCAGATGGATATGTAGATGACTTTAGTGTAGAAGTTAGCACAGCAGATTTAACTACAGTGGGTAGTTTAAAGAATCCGGACTTCTTCATAGATGTGACTGGATATGTACCTGGCACTAGAAATCTACAAAACTTTGTATTCTTCCAACGTGTAACTGATGCAAATTTGTTATCACGTTATGAAATGGTCCCTTCAACTGATATTGTATATGCATACGGTACGCAAGCTGATATTGGAATTATTAAATATGAATATCCTGTTGGGCAAGTTTACTATGCAGTTTTAGAAGGTAAATTCTATAAGTCAGTTAATGATACTACCTCAGCAAATATTGTTAATTTAGAATTGCAAACAACATACACAGTAAAAACAGGTCGTCAAGGATTATACTTCCAGTATAAACATATTTCAGGTGACACAACTAGAATTGATCCAGGTACAACTAACATTATTGATTTATATGTGTTAAGTCAAAGTTATTATACTGCCTACACTAATTGGATTCGTGATACTACTGGTACACTAGAAGAACCTACTAGACCTAGTATCAATGACTTAACTACTGCATACAGTAAAGTAAACGAGTATAAAATGTTATCAGATAGTGTCATACTTAACAGTGCTAGATTTAAACCTTTGTTTGGTGATAAGGCAGTGCCGCAATTACGTGCAACAATCAAGGTGATAAAATCTGCCACTACCACAGCAAGCGATAGTGAAATACGTACAACCGTACTGTCAGAAATTAATACGTATTTCAGCATTGATAATTGGGACTTTGGAGATACATTCTATTTTAGTGAATTGAGTGCGTATCTGCATTCACAAATAGGTGACTTAGTTAGTTCAGTCGTCCTAGTACCAAATGACAATACATTAAGTTTTGGAGATTTGTACGAGATACATAGTGCTCCATATGAGATTTTTGTAAGTGCGGCACAAGCAACTGATATTACAGTTATAACTGCTCTTACTCCAAGCGAACTACAACCAACAAGTTAATTTTATAGGTAATAATAATGGTAACAAAAGTTAGAACAATTGATTTCTTACCGGATATATTTAAGACTAGGACTAACAACCAGTTTTTATCTGCTACACTAGACCAGCTAGTACAACAGCCTGATTTCAAAAAAATACAAGGATATATTGGTAGTAAATTTGGCTACGGAATTAGTTCCGGAGACAAGTATCTTACAGAACCTTCTAAAATTAGAACTGATTATCAATTAGAACCTACAGTAGTTTTTAAAAAGAAAGATACCAAGATTGCGGTTGACTTATTAACATATCCTGGATTCTTAGACAGTATCAAACTACAAGGTGGATATGCTGATAACAATAATAATTTGTTCGCTAATCAATTTTATTCTTGGGATAGCTTTGTTGATTTAGATAAACTAATCAATCATAGCCAATATTACTGGTTGCCCAATGGTCCTGAAGCATTGACTATTACCAATACCACATTGTATAAATCATTGACTTATGGAGTAACATCTAAAGCTATTGGATATGAATTTGTGGCAGGTGAAAATGTAATAAATCAACTCAATCCAATTATAACATTGATTAGGGGCGGGACCTATCAGTTTGTAGTAGACCAACCTAGTAATTTCTATATTCAATCAGTACCTGGCGTAAGTGGCGTAAGTGACGCTAGACCAAATATAAGCACCAGAGAAGTATACGGTGTAGAAAATAACGGAACAAATAACGGAACAATAACATTTACTGTACCAAGTGCAGATGCACAAAATGACTTTGTATATACTGGTAACTTAGATATAGATATAGCAACTACATTGTCATTTGACCAAATTAATGGCCAACGTGTAGATAGCATAGAATCTATTGACAATGTTTTTGACTTGCAAAATAAAACACTTTTGTTTTATGGAACAGCCCCAGGCACACTAGGATATATAAGCAAGTTCTTTGGTGAAGGATATGATATAAATGATCCTACACTTACCTCTACTGTAACAGTTACAATTTCTAGCACTAATGCTGGTACTGACTTACTAACATGTGATTCTACTGCTAGTTTAAGTTTGAATGAAACAATTACTATGGGTACCGTTGCAATTGGCGGACTTGATGCAGGCGGCACATACTATGTAAAAACAATTGATAGTTCAACTACATTTAGCATATCTAACGAGCCTGATGGTACTGTAATTGGTCTAACAACTGACACCGGAACAATGTTGGGAACAGTGGATCAAGGTTTATTAGAAGATGCAGTACCTACTGAAATCAACAAACACTATTATAAAATTAATTTCTTAGGTGATGAAGATAATTATGTTATTCGTTTAACAGAAGAAGGTGTATTACCTGACAACACAAACTTGACTATTCGTTATGGTACAGAGTATATTGGTAGAAAGTTTGTAAAGAACAGTTATAGCGATATCATTTTGATACCTAATTTAACAGCATCGTTAGATACTTTATATTACCAAGATGGCTCTAACTCAGAAAAAGTTGGTTTAATACGTTTGATAGATGGTGTGAGTACTGATATTATTGATATTAATCAAATATTAGGTAAGAAAGTATATACTAGTCCAAACGATATTAAATTTACTAATGGATTAAAAGTTCAATTTTCTGGAAATGTTTTTCCAGAAATATATGCACAAGGTCAATACTATGTAGAGGGCGTAGGTGCTAGCATACAACTATTACCAGTTGACAACTTTGATATTCCTGAACCATTTGGTACACCTTACACCTCACCTTTTGATGGAGAACCGTTTGATAGTTTTCCATGGGGAGAAACATTATTCTATCCATTATCACCTGATTACATAACTATCGCAAGAAATAGTTTTAATAAGAATGCATGGAGTCGCAGTAATCGCTGGTTTCATGTTGATGTACTAAACACTGTAATTGAAAAAAGTTTAGTTAGTCCCATAAGTACAGAGGCCTTAGGTAACCCAGATAAGAGAGCAAAGCGACCAATCATCGAGTTTTACCCTAATTTAAAATTATACCAATCAGGTACTGTTGCCAAACCAAATACAAGTTTCATCAACTTCTCTGCTACAGATGCATTTAACGAAGTTGCCGGACAACCTAATTTTAAACCAGACGGAGTTAATTCAGTATTGTATGATGGTGCAACTATTATCTTTGCCGGTGATACAGATGTAGAAGTACGTAATAAGATTTGGACTTGTAATTTTATCACTTTAAGTGGAGTCACAAGTACAGTCACTTTTAGTTCTAAAACAGGTTCAGGACCTTATATAGTAACATTAAATATACCTACTCAGCTTACACCACCAGCACTTGGCGTAACTTATACAGTTTCTGGTAATAGCAATGAATTATATAACGGTAATTACGTTGCTGTGGGTAGTTCATTAAACACGGTAACATTAGAATATGATACTAATCCGGGCGTGTTTAGTAATTCACAACCAACATTAATTCAACCTGCTCCGATTATTAGTTTAGCTAAAGCAGATGATGGTGATGTAAGTTATAATGAACAAACGGTTATAACACAAGGTTACGTATATCAGGGTAAAAGTTTTTACTTTGACGGTACTAACTGGATACAAGCACAATTTAAAGAACGTGTCAATCAACCACCGTTGTTTGATATTTTTGACAGCAACAGTATAAGTTTTGGAGACCGAGATTTTTATCCAAGTACTGATTTTGAAGGTTGCACATTATTTCAATATGCAATTGGCACAGGAGCTGACGATATAGTATTGGGGTTCCCAATCAAATATAGTTCATTTAATAATTTAGGTGATATCTCATTTGAAGTTAGCTTGAATACACAAACATTTAACTATGATTCAAGCGGGATATCCGTCACTGAAGTAGTTAATAGTGGTTATGTATATGATTATTCTACTAGAACCGATTATGTACGTAATGTAGGTTGGGAGACTGCTCCAGGTGAAAGTTTCCAGTATCAAGTATTTGAAAAAACATATAATGCAACTCCTATATCACCTGAATTCACTTTAGATGTTGCAATTAAGGATCAAACGACCACACCATGGCCGGTAATTGTTGTTTATGTAGATAACGCTAGAATTTCTAATTCTTCTTTTGCTGTAATTACAACTGATACTACGACTACAGTAACATTATCTACACCACCATTAATGGGTACTAAGGTCGTAATAATGCTTTATAGCGACCAAACCAGTATTACTGGATATTATCAAATACCAAGTAACTTGGATCACAACCCTTTCAATTCAGAAGTTACTACTATTAATTCAGGTGATATAAGAGGACATTATAAGAGTATTTGTAACAATGCACCTGGGTTTGAAGGTTTAGCGTTTGGTGCTAATAACTATAGAGATATTGGTAATGTTGTGCCATACGGCATGCGAATTATACAAAATAGTGCGCCATTAGTAAATGCATCAGCATTCTTGCGTAACAACAGTAATAATTTCTTTGATGCACTAAGTTATAATGCAAATGAATATATCAAATTTAAAAACCTATTGATAAACACATTAGTGAACAATGAATATACTTCATTGCAAACTTCCGCGTATATTTTAGATGATGTGATGTCTAAGATTTCTGAGGTAAGAATTAATACCAATCCATTCTTTTGGAGTGATATGCTTCCTTCTAAGAATGCAACAGTAACCAATACCTACACATTCAAAACGGATATTTCAACTAGTATTTTTAATCTAAGTAGAATTTATAATTTTACTGAAGCTAATTATTATAGTGTATTGGTATACTTGACTAGAAGAATTGGCAGAGCAATTACAACTACTCAATTAGTAAGAGGAGTAGACTATGAAGTTTCTGAAACAGAAAAAAGTCTAACAATTACTAAAGACTTGATTAACAATGATGTTATTGTCATTAAAGAATATGACCAAACTTATGGTAGTTTTGTACCAAACACTCCTACCAAATTAGGATTATATCCAGCAACAATACCGAGTGTAATATTAGATAGTACTTACATACCGGACACATATTTTATTAGAGGACATGATGGTTCTTATAATAAGTTATATGGTAAATACGAAAATGGAGCTCTAACTGATTACCGTGATAGTGTCTTGTTGGAATTTGAAACAAGAATATTTAATAACTTAAAAATTAGTGCTAAGATACCTATTAACTATGATGAGATAGTTCCTGGAGAATTTAGAGATGTTGGTATAAGTTATGAGAATTTTAGAAACATGTACTCAACACAGTTTTTAAATTGGATTGGACAAAATCGTATTGATTATAAAGAACATTTGTTCAGTTCTACAAATCCGTTTACATTTAACTATAACAAGAGTGTTTACAAGAATAGCAAGAAAGTTATAACACAGGGTAGCTGGCGCGGAATTTATTTATGGTTCTATGACACAACTAATCCAGCATTAGCACCTTGGGAAATGTTAGGTTTGACTGATAAACCAACATGGTGGGATAGTAGATATGGTATTGCACCATATACTAGCGAAAACACGTACATGTGGACAGACATTAGCAACGGTTATATTTGGAATGACGGTGATCCTTATATCAACGAAAATCGTATAAGACCAGACTTATTAAATATTATCCCTGTTGATTCAAATGGTAATTTATTATCACCTTTTGATTTCTTATTGAATGCATATAATTCTAATGACTTTGATAATCCGTGGACTGTCGGTGATGTGGGTCCTGCAGAATTTAGTTATTTAAGAAGTAGCACATGGCCATTTGACTTGATGCGTCTTGCCGCATTGCTAAAACCAGCTAAGTTTTTTGCTTTAGGCATAGATGTAGACAAGTACAAGTTTAACACAGAATTTAATCAATACTTGTATAACAATCGTTATAGAGATTCTATAAGTAATTTGGTTGTTTATGGTGCTGGTACCTCGGTACATAGTTACATCAATTGGTTAGTAGATTATCTATATCAATTTGGTATTGATGGTTCTACTAGTATCACAACTTTGATTAAAAATTTAGATGTTAGATTGTCTTACAGGTTAGCTGGCTTTAGCGATAAAGACTTACTTAATTTTTATGTAGAAAAAGGCACACCTAATAGTAAAAACAATTCTTTATTGATACCAGATGATAGTTATAGTGTATTATTATATGATAATCAACCTAGCGATACTATAGTTTATAGTTCAGTAATTGTTCAAAAAACTCAAACCGGATATAAAGTATTTGGTAATAGTCAAAATAGAACATACTTTACTGCACAAATACCAATCACTAATGGATTGTATGATACATTTACAATTGATGGGTTAAGTGTACAAGTCCCTAAAAACTATTATCCACGTACAATACTCATACCATACGGTCATGAGTTTAATACAATTACTGAATTGTGTGAATTTATAAGAGGTCATGGATTATACTTAACTAGTCAAGGTCTACAGTTTACGGATATTGAAAATGGTATAGAATTAACTTGGGATCAAATGATATTGGAAATGTTGTATTGGGTTAAAACTGGATGGGACTATGGTAGTTCCATCAACGTTAATCCTAATGCTAGAAATATTTTTGTTAGTAAAGAAAATAACATAGTTCAACCACTTACTATACAGAGAGAAAATTTTGTATTAAATCAAAATTTGTTACCAATTGCAACAAGTGACTTGTTTATAAACCGAAACGGTGTAGATTTCAACATCAAGTCTTTAAACGAGGGTGATAGTATGTCTTTCTTTAGGGCTAATTTAAGTTCTATGGAGCATGTAGTTGTTTTTGATAACGTCACTGTGTTTAACGATGTAATATACAATTTGATTACAGGACTTCGTCAACAACGTATATATGTTAAGGGTTCCAAATCTGCTGAATGGAACGGATTAGTTAATGCTAGTGGTTATATTATAAACCAAGATAATATTGAATTATGGCAAGAGAATGTAAAATATACTAAAGGTACGATTGTCAGATTTAAGAACGATTATTATATTGCAGAAAATATTGTAATATTGCCGAGTGCCACATTTGATTATACGCAGTGGTCTAAGACAAGCTATGACGATATACAAAAAGGATTGTTACCTAATCCTAGTACTAGAGCATATGAAGCTACTATGTTCTATGACACAACCAATCCTAATTTAGAAAATGATAATGATTTGTTGAGTGCATCATTAATTGGATTTAGACCTCGTACTTATTTTGCAGATGCTAATTTCTCTGATGCTACACAAGTTAATTTATATAAGAATATGATTCCTGTTAAAGGAACAGTTGATAGTGTAACAAAATTACAAGGTATAAACTTACAACAAAATTCACTGAATTATGAAGTGCATGAAAATTGGGCAATCAAGGCTGGCGAATTTGGTGGACTATTAAACCAAAACTTTATTGAAGTAACATTGAATGAAGCTGAGTTGACCGGTAATCCAAGCATAATTAGTATTGTGCAAGATGAGCCTGTTATCGGTGCTGAACAATCAGTACCGTTGTATAAGATTAAGAATTATGGAAGACCTATTGCATCAACAAATATTCTTCCTACACTAGACTATACATACCAAGAAAAATTACCAAGTGCAGGATATGTTAACATTGATGATGTTACCGAGATTGCATACTCTATCGGAACTCTTGCTGATTCTTCTATAGGATCTATATATAAAAACGAATATATTTGGGTAGCAGAAAAAGATAACACTTGGCAAATATATACACCTGTATCGACCGGTGCATTGGTAGTTAACGTTATTAACAACTTAAATGACACAGTTACCGTTGTGTTTAATAAACCACATGGGTTATTGAAAAATCAATCAATAGGTATTTTAAACTTTGACCCACTTATTAATGGCTTCCATACTATCAATGAAGTAATCAACTTAACTTCATTAGTTGTTTCAACTACATTAACACCTAGCACAACTTCTATTTCTGGAAAAGGTTTAAGCTATCTATTGCAAAGTCAGCGTGTCATAACGGCAAGAGACATTGATGCTCTGCCATTATTAAATGCTGAATATTCAGTTAATAAAGTTTGGGTAGACGCAAATACTAATGGCACTTGGACAGTGTATGAAAAGACAAATAATTACCCTACGCCAGGTACTCAAATATCACATATAGGTAGTAACACTACTTTTGGAACAGCAGTTGCACATATTCCTAATGTAGGGTACTTTGTGTCAGACTTAGGCGAAGGCAAGTTGTATCACTATGCAATAAGTTCAAGCGGCTTCTTCTACTTGAGAAACACGATTGATGAAGGTGGTAATTTTGGTACAAGCATTACACGTAGTAATGATTTGATTATTGTATCAAGTCCTGATGACATACTAAGTCAAATTTTTGTTTATAGAATTCCTCCGGCAACTAATATTAACAGTATTATACTTGAACAAGTTATTAGTATTTTTGGTGGTAGAGTTGGCGATGCAATGGATATTTCCGGTGACAGTAATATACTGTATTTAGGTGCTAAGAATGATAATACTGCACTTGCATTCCAACGTGATAAAACACTAACGTATACAAGTTCTGGACTTGTGCTTGGTGCCGCAACATTATTAGATAAGACATATTTTGTATGTTCTGGAAATTGTTTGTCACCAAACCCAACATTACTTGAAGGACAACGTGTAAACTTTGTAACATCATATACTTCAATTGGTTCTACTATTTCAAGTACAGTAAGTGCTGGAGATTATTATTTTGTATGTACCGGTGACCAAAGAAGTGATTTGGCCAATGGAGATAAAGTTACGTTTACTAATAACGGTCCAGCAAGTACTCGTTTGTATACTATCGCTAGCGAGGCATATGATCCTGGATCAAACACTACTACATTCTATACTGTAGAAATGGCAGATGCGACAGTTAACGTAGGACAAACAGTTTATAAGATTACATTTAGTGAAGAAGCAGTTTATACTGTGATTACAGCAACATATAACTCTACTACTAATAAAACAACATTCTATGTTATAGAACCAATTCAATACTCAGCACCATCCGGGTCTTATGTTTACATAGCTAGTGTTAACTTTAGTCTTGTTGGGTCAATTTCTCCTCCTATGGTAGCCGCTGGTGACCAGTTTAGTTATAGTTTAGCTACTAATTATGACGGTAGTAAATTATTTGCAGGTGCCCCGTATACAGATTACAGCTTGAGTTTACCTAATACTGGTATTGCATATATGTATGACAGGTTAGTAGAGAATATTGAAGTTCAATATGACCAAAGACCTGATGAGTTTTATATTATTATTCTAGCGTTCAACCCAACAAATCAAACTAGAATTTATATCAATGGTGTATTGTTAGCTACTAACAAATATGTTGTAATATTGAATTTTGTAATCATTGGTACAATTGGTATGTATGCTGGTGATATAGTTACTATTAGTAGCGCACAATTTGTATTGACTCAACAAATATATGGTTATGATAATTTAAATGAATTACGTCCAGGTGAATTATTTGGATATAGTGTTGATTGCAACACTTTTGGTAGCGAAGTAATTATAGGTAGCCCGTTCGATGTAACCGATTCGTTAAAAGAAGGTGCAGTATATCGTTTTACGAACGGTGGAAAACGATTTGGAATAATGACAGGTTTAATTGCAACTAACGTAACAAGTCCGTTCTATATTCTAATCAATGGTTATAGAGTGACTATACCTGCAGGCAATGCAGCCACAGTTGCAAATGCTATTAACAGTTTTAACATAACTAACACCTTTGCGTATTCTACACAAGATGGTCGTTTGGTAATTAGATTGCGTGATATAAATTTAGGACCAATCAATAATAAGTTGAACATTGGTGTATTCAATGGTAATGATTTATACGAGTTGGGTTTTACTGACTATATCAAATCTCAAGTTATTCAAGATCCTCATCTACAAACTAGAACTCAATTTGGTTATGCTGTAAAATTTAATGATGAGAACTCATTTGTTGTTAGCGCACCTGCTAATGACAGATATATTTCTACTACGTTTGATTTTAGTAATGATAACAACATTAAAAATGATACAGTATTTGATAACAATCTAACAACTTTCCAAGATGTTAGTAGTAATGCAGGTAGTGTATACATGTATGATTATATACAATCATATGACGAGAGTTTACTCAATATTGGAAAATACATATACGCACAATCATGCAATGACATTGCAATGGATTATGGCGCACAACCTATGTACGGTACTGCACTGGCATTTAATGACAATGTAGTTATGGTAGGAACACCTAATTTCAAACCACTAACTACAAAGGGTAAAGTACTAGTATTCACTAATGAATCTGGAATACCAAACTGGCATTCATACCGTGAATCTGATCCAATTGTTGATGTTGAAAAGATTCAAAAAGTATCATTGTATAATAATACTAACAATGAAAACTTAATCGGTTTAGATTATGTAGACCCGCTACAAGGTAAACTATTAGGTACTGTAGCAGAACATTTAGATTATATTAGTTCTACTGACCCAGCTGGATATAACGGTCCTCAATTACGTGTTGGTAATATTGTTTGGACCAAAGACCATCTAGGTAAATTATGGTTCAATACTACTACAACAAGATTTATGAACTATCATCAAGATGATGTAGTTTACAATAGTAAGTATTGGGGAACAGTATTCCCAGGTAGTACAGTCACAGTTTATTCATGGATAGAAAGTGATGTATCTCCTGCATTCTATACAGGACCAGGAGTCCCATATGATATAGGAACATATTCTGTTACACTAGTTACTGATAGCAATAATAATTTGATTCCTAAATATTATTTCTGGGTGCGAAATACAAATAGACTATTCAGTTTACAAGGTAAAACATTATCAGATTCAATCTTAGAAAGATATATTGCTGATCCAAAGAATTCTGGTATTGCTTTCTTTGCTCCGTTAAAACAAAATACATATGCATTTTATAATGCACAAGAATATGTAAATGATGTTTCTACTAATTTACATTTGGGATATGGTAACAGTGCAAACGGCCCTTCAGGACATTTAGAATTTGAATTAATTCGCAGTGAATATCCATCTGACTTCTTATCAGGATTCCCAAATCGTGATAAAGGATACAATGATCCAGTTGGATTATATGATAGACTATTAGACAGTATATCAGGTACTGACGAGACCGGTGCAACAGTACCTGATCCAACACTACCTAAATTATTACAAATAGGTGTAAGTGTAAGACCAAGACAAAGTTTGTTTATTAACAGATTAGAAGCACTAAGAAATTATTTAGAATATGCCAACTCAGTCATAGCATTATACCCTATACTTGAATTTGGTAATACAACATTCTTGGTCGCACAAGGTGATACATTCAATACTATTAATTATTGGGAAAAGATTTATTGGTGGGCAGAAGGATATAGTGATAGTACTAGAGCCGCATTGGATGTAGCTATCTATACTGATTTACTAACTCTTACAGAAGCAACTGAAGGATTAATAGTAGGTGTTGCAAGTAATAGTCAAGGTAATCGTGAAGTTTATATTTACACTGATAGTACTTGGGTACGAATTGGAGTACAAAACGGTACATTAAAATTCTTACCAACTTTATGGAATTATCAGAAATACAAAACAGGCTTTGGAGATTCATTCAGTGGTGAATCATTTGATTTTTTCCCTTCAACAGAAACTAGATACATTGTTCGTGCATTGAATGAACAGATATATGTAGGTCCATTGTTTGAACATAGAAATAAGAGTTTGATATTGTTATTTGAATATATTCAAAGTGAAAATATTGAAAGTCAAAACTATTTGCCATGGCTAACTAAAACTAGTTTTGCAGATGTTAATTATTCAGTACGTGAGTTAACTACTAATCAAAAGTTTCAACGTGATAACCAAAGTTTATTAGAAGGCTATATAAATGAATTTAAACCTTACCACGTAGTTGTTAAAGAGTTTTACCTACAGTATAATAAGACTGATGTGTTTGAGGGTGATTTTACAGATTACGATTTACCGGCATTCTATAATTCAGAAATAGGTAGATTTGTTTCACCTCAACTACTATATGGATTGTCTAGCCCACCTGATGATACTACACCGGTGTACGCAAGTTATCCTGACGAATTCCCAGAAGATAGTCCAATATGGTCTTCTGCTGAGTACTCCCAGTGGTTTGCTAGTTATGGAACTCTGATTAAAAATATACCAAATACACCAATATGCAATGTAGCTAAATTCATGTCATCAGTTGATATAGAAATTTACATAGACAGTGCTGAGGGGATACCAGTCGCAGGAACTGTACAAATAGAAGATGAAATAATTGGTTATACTGTCGTTGATAGAGTACACAAAATATTAAGTGGAATAAGTCGCGGTGTCAATAACACTGTGCCAGTAGACCATTATGCAGGAATTCCTATCATAATGGATTTGCCTGGCATAGTAGTACTAGATTCAGGAAGTCAGTATGCTGACATTCCTACTGTTACTGCATACGTAGACACAACAATATATCCTGCACCTAAGAGAGAAGCTAAACTAGTAGCTTTGATGTCCGACGATAAAGTCATAGGTGTTGATATTATTGATTCTGGTGAAGGATATGTAGTTATTCCTGAAATCGTTTTTTCTTCTAGTTATGAAGAAACTTCAGAATTTTTTAGAATAAACTTTGTTGATAACACTATACAATTGTTATCAACTAACTTTGTAACTGGTCAATTGGTTTACTCACAGGGTATTTCAACTAACGGAGTTAATATGATTCCAGATGGATACTATTATATTAATAGTACTCAAATTAGTGCATTGTTGTTTGCATTTACTGGTAATGCATCATTAGTTTCATTCTATAAAACATATGATGATAGTATATATGGCACTAATCGTGTTCAATTTACTAATGAAACACTAATGTCAAATGACTATACACATACCGTAAGTATCAGAGCAAGAGCCATACCTACAATGAACAGTTCTAAAGTTCGTACAATGGCTACGACACTAAAATTTGATAGAACTAGTTATAGAGCAAGAATTAAGCCATGGGTAGCTGGAGAATATTATTCAAGTCCATACTTAAGTATTGGTAATGACGCTAGTAGCCCGGTAAAATTGCAGGTTGCACAACCAACTAGTGTAATTACATCAGCATACTATTCTGGTGGTTCAGGTACAAATGCATCGTTTAGAGTATACAATGTATTACTAGGTGGAACGTATGATGCTGATGTTATAAACCCGGGTGCTAATTATGTTGTCGGAGATGTTATTAGAATCATACCAAATGTTATCTCATCACTAAGTCCATTATTTGGTTATCCTTCTACTGCACAATTAGCAGGTTCAATAGTCAAGGATGCTACTATTATCAATATGGCAAGTACTACTGGTATTACTGTTGGTGACTATATTACTGGTTATGGTATACCATACGATACTGTAGTGGTGAGTATAGACATTAATACTAACATTATCATAAGTAATCCTGCAACAGAAACAGATACAACTCTTTTATTATTCTTAACTGGATATATACCAAATGATTGTTTAATTACTGTAGAATCTATTGGTGCTGGTGGAGAAATTAGTACAATATCAATTGCGGGTACTGCTATTGATGCAAACTTATCAAGTCTGCAAGGTGCTGTATTACCTATTAATACTCTATCAGATGTCAACGGTCAAGCAATAGTAAATGTAACATATACATTGGGACTACTACCAGGTCAAGTCTATGGTGGAAATATGTATTTTTATAGAGTACATTCTGGATACACATATGATGATACTGGTAAAAACTTTACAGCAAGTATAACTGGAACAACTATGACAGTAACTGCTATTGAAGATGGTTCATCATTAGTAGTTGGTGATAGTGTATACGGTATTAATGTACCTTCGGGAACAGTAATCAGTGCATTCTTGTCAGCATCGGGCGGTACAGGAACATACACGGTTAATACTAGCAGTGGAATAGTTACTGCATCTATTAATGCAACGACACTTACTGTTACTGGTGTTACAGCAGGCACATTAAAAAATAATCAAGTTATTTCAGGTTCTGGAGTAACTGCAGGTACATATATTGTATCTCAAATTAGCGGCAGTCTTGGTGGAATAGGTACATATACAGTTAGTACAACTCAATCTGTAGCTTCAACGACAATAACTGCTACAATAACCGCTAGCGGATTCAATACTAGCGGCGGTGCAATAATAAAAATATACAGACCTAGATTCAACCCCAAGATAATTGATAATTTATACTATATTAAAATAGTAAATTCAGGATACATTTATTCTGTGGGCGATGTAATAGTAATAGCTGGCTCATTGTTGGGTGGTGTTGATATTATCAATGATGCTAAGATTGTTGTTGGTTTAACTGTTAATGGTGGTAGTATATTCTCTGCTAACGTCAATGGTATTGCTGTGGGAGAGTTTGGACAATATTTTGTAAAACCAACAAGTGATAATGAACTTGCAATATATGCTGATGCACTATTAACAGTACCAGTATCATACTCATCATTTATATGGGACGGATCCGGGGAAGATTATGCTTACTTACCAGAGCCAATTGGCAGTAGTTATGCATACGGATATGATATAAGTTCTGTGGTATCATATGCAGGCGTAATATGGCAATGTATTGAGGCAAACAACGATACTGAGTTTACACCCACACACTGGTATCCATTATTAAGTTCTGATTCTGCCTTAAATGCGTTAGATAGAATTGAAGCATATTATGAACCTACTGTAGGCATGCCCGGCAAAGATGCACAACAACTCGTCAAGGGAATATCATATCCAAATAATGTTTATTATGGTAATGCTTTTGCACCAGAAGATGAATTACCGTTAGATTTCATTGTGCGTGACGAACCATTCTATCCAACTGGTGTAAACGTAAAAGCAGTCGTGTATAATGGAACTACAATAGTTGCCGCTTGTGATGCCACTGACCATTCTTTAGTGCTAGTGTACAATGAAACAGGTACATGGAATAGTTATAAGATTGCTAGCGTGTCATTAGGAATTACTGATATAACATATAATTCAGATGATGATGTTTATGTTATTACTAGTACCAATGAATTGATGCCTATCTTAGTTAGTTTTGATGCTGTGTTATGGGTGACTCTAGGTCAATTTACTGCATTCGATTCAATCGAATTTGGCGCAGGTGGTTTTGATTCTACTGAGATATCTGCTCCTAATGTCCCGATGAATTCTGTATTATATGTAAATGGAATTTATTTTAGTGCCGGTAATACTATCTTAAGAAGTACCGATGCCTTAGCTTGGACTCAAGTTTACGCATTTGCTTCTAGGTTAAATAACACTATAAATGATATTGCATATATTGATATACCGGCATTTACTGGATATATAGGTGTCGGGTTAGGATATCAAGTTATATCCGGCCAAGGAACAAGTTCTCCTACGATATCAGAAGTATCTAGGGTAGTTACTAGTATTAACGGAACTACAGTTTGGGATTTACAACCAACGTTAGATACAGTTGGATTTAACGGAGTGGCAGCATCTAGTACATTGGTAGCAGTTGTAGGTGATGAAGCTACCGTTTGGTATAGCAACAACACAAATAATTGGGTACAGGGTACAATCTCTGGTCCAGCAGTAACTGCTAATCTTAACTCAGTAGCACGTGGTGGGTCATTGTTTGTTGCTGTGGGAGATAAGATTGGATCTTCAAGTACAGATATTGCACTAATCATATACTCAAGTAATGGGATCACTTGGACTCAAGCTACTGGTGGTTCTGTGCCTACTAGAAATCTAAATTCTGTATATTATAGTGGTGGTTATTTCTACGCAGTGGGTGAAGAGAATGTTATTCTAAGAAGTAATAACGGTATTAATTGGGTAGATTTATCAAATCTTCAAGTTGATGATCCGTACTATGTAGTACAGGGTAATGACTTCTTGTATGGGTACGGACCAGAAGAATTGGTAGCAGGCGTAGTTACAGACACATTGTCAATGTATGTCAATACTGCACCTGGTGCATATTGGAATTTAGGTAACGATGGTTCTATATGGTATAAACATACCGGGTTTAATATGGTCTCTACTGTTACTAAACCTAATTTGAATTTAGAAATAAATTTTGATAACGTAGTAGTTAACCCAACAAGGATGTCAGTGTTTATAATAGATGATGTAACTAATGACAGCTATAGAATATATGAAAATACAACTACTGGCACATTCACATATACCTATTCAATAGATTGGTATAATCAAATCATTACAATTAATCAATCACTACCTGCAGGAAAATCAATTATGATTGAAATGTATGAAGTTGGTAATGGTAAAGAGTTAATAAGAAGCAATAGTAAATATACCCCAATCAGGGTAGATGAAGATACTGGATGGTCTTGCTTTATCTTTGATATTGAATACGAAGAAATAGTAAATGATCCATTAGTATACGTTTCTGTTGCCGGCGGCACACTAAACAAATTAGAATACAATGTAGATTATATAATTTCCTACACTTATACTAACTTTATGAAGTTATTATTTTTGAATACTACACTTGATCCTAACACTGATTATGTATCGTTCTCTATTGTAGGTAATTCACGCACAGACTATAATTTGACACAATATGGATATTCAATTCCTGAAACTCAGGTATTCTTGGGTTCAGATATTGTTCCTGTAAATGGATTTGCATTGGATGACTCTTTAACAACATTAACAGGAGATAACATTGACAATTCTATTGTTGAAGTTAATGGACAAAGATTAATTCCTCCTAATTTGACTGGTGCTGAATATACATTTGCTAGTGTAAGCGGTACTAATTACTTACAAATTACTGCTACACCAGCATCAACTGATGTTATTGCAATTACTACGTTCTATGATACAGAGCGTCAATTCTTAACAACAGCAGATTATACAGGTGGTACTGGTATCAATGTAACTGCTATTAGCTATGTAGACCATAGTAAAACTCCAATGGAAGTTACGTTTACAAGTGATCCGGGATTCGTTGATACAGATATAATTAGAATTGATGATGTATCTGGAACAAGCGGTATAAACAACATGACTTATTATGTAGATAAAATCTCAGCCACACTTTATAACTTGTATACTGATATTGGATTAACTACACCTGTAGTAGGTCCGGACTTTGGTGGATACACAGGTGGCGGGTATGCATGGCTAGATAGTTCTACAATTCAAATACCTACTCCGGCTACCCCGGGTCATATGGAACCTCCTATATTACCTGATATGACATATACAGATGGTTCTAGAACATGGTTCACTATCAATGGTCAACGTTTAAATCCACAGCACTTAAGATTTAGCACAAGTGCTAGTTTTACAGGAAGTATATCTGGAACAACATTAACTGTTACTGCAATAGCATCTGGACTAATAAATATAGGTCAAGAAATATTTGGCTCTAGTATCTCACCTAATACATATATTGTGGGAATGATATCAGGTGTTGGTGGCATAGGAACTTATGAAGTCGATATCTCACAAACTGTAGCATCTTCAGCAATAACTACCTCAGTAGACAATAAATTGTCAATATTTGCTAACCTAGATACTACTGATTTGTTACTTGTAACATCAATGGTTACTGGTGCAAGTCCTAACTCTATGAGTTTCAATTATAGTATAAACAAATATAGTGAGGCATCAATATATAGAGCTAATCCACAAGATGGTTCTTGGCTAACACAAGAATTTGAACTAAATGATGATACTATGCATTTTTACAATGTATCTAACTTAGTGGAAACATTTACGACCTCAGTTAATGTCGTGACTGTCGGGTTGAACACATATGCACGTGTTCAATGTGATATTAACGAAATTAAAGAAGTATTGGTATATAATGTAACTGTTGGTCAAAATATTGATTCTACTAATTATGGTATTATTTTACTAGACGGTAAACCTACAGTATTGTTTACTGGCGGAGTAACAGCAGGGGATTTAGTCAGGATCACGTTGACTGTGGGTAATATAGTAGAAATCGAAGGAGAAAGAATCAAATTTGATTATATTGATACAGTAAACAATACTATTACTGGATTGACTAGGGGAATTCAGGGTACAAGTTCAGCAAGAACCCACTCACAATATGCTATTGGTTACGGCATTAATAATGCAAGAAAATTGTCAGAAGCAGGATATAATTCTACATGGAACAGTGAAAATATCGTAACTTATGGTGACCCGCTACAAATTAGCGATACCACATATGCAAAATTCTTGCAAAGCAGAAATTAAAGAAAGATAAATAACTTATTATGAATGAAAATACCGAGAATACTGACCAAAAATCTAATACTCCTACTACGGATAAAGTTGACGAAATTGGGGGATTTTATTTCAGTTCAGCGATAAAAATATATGATCCTAATACCGAAGAAGTGTTAGTACAAATGCGAGGCGACACCTAATGTCAGAAGTTACTATTCCGATAACAATCCAAGGATTCTTAAAAATTTATGATCCTAACAACCATGAAGTCTTTTTTGACGGATGCAATGCTATCCATTATGAAAACATGAGTATAGCAATTGCCCAAGCACTCAGCAATCGAGGGGTAGGAACTATCTATAAAATGGCTTTTGGAAATGGGGGTGCAAGCGTAGACGAGACTGGTATTATCACATATCTACCACCTAATACTACAGGTCAAAATGCCGCACTATATAATCAAACTTACGCTAAAGTAGTTGATGATACTAACATTTTGAACAACAACCCTATCAGAAATAAAATGTCTATAAATCACACCTCTGGTAAAGTATATACAGATATTATTGTTCAGTGTTTATTGGATTACGGCGAGCCTCCCGGACAATTAGCATTTGATAATGGGACACAAACAGAAAGTCAATTTGTGTTTGACGAATTGGGACTATTATCTTATAACGGAACAGATACTTCCGGAAACGAATTAACTAAATTATTGACCCATGTGATTTTTCACCCGGTTCAAAAGAGTTTGAATCGTCAGATTCAGATAGATTATACAGTGCGTATTCAGAGCCTGACAAATCTGGTTACGGTTTAAGATAAATAATAAAATAGCGGAGTAATAACTAAATGGCATACACAATTATACGAAGTGACGGTAACGTTCTAGCAACAATACAGGACGGTACTATCAATACAACAGCAACTTCTTTAGGTCTACCCGGAAGAAATTATGCAAGTTACGGACAAACACTAGATACTAATCTAGTTAGAATGTTAGAAAACTTTGCAAAAGATACTGTACCAGCTAACCCAATAAGGGGGCAACTATGGTATAATACAAATGATAGCACTTTGCGTATATGTCCAGCAGACAATACTACTACTGCTAGTAATTGGGTAACATTAACTACAACTTCAAGTGCAGGTGATACTACCTTAGGAAACGTAACTGTTACTGGTGACATTGATGCAAATAATATTGCCGTTACTAGTGGAATAACAGCTAACACAATAGATGTTAATTATGCTAACATTGCCGCAAATTTAGTTGCACTCCAAGCTAATATTACAACCGCGAATTTAACAACAGTACGAACTCAAACAATTACTACTGGTGCCGCAACGACAGCAGGTACTTTAACAGGTATATGGACTATAAGTGGTAATACTAGTGGAAATGGTTTAGTTTTAGGTCAGGGAAATATTGCATTTTCAAGTGCTACATATGGTATAAAATCAGACAACTATATGTATGGTAATGGTAGTCCATTCAATCCTGCAGGTACATACGGTAACAGTAACGTTGCGTTATATCTTAATAATGCCGCAGGTTACACTGGTAACTTATATCCAAGCAATCTAATTACCGGTTATATCGGTGGTGGTGGTACAATTGCTAACGTTTGGACATTAGCAAGTGGCGCACGTATTCAAGCAACATACGCTGACTTGGCTGAACGCTATGAAGCAGATGCTGTGTACCCAGTAGGCACAGTTGTAGAAATTGGTGGTGAGAAAGAAATCACTTCAGTTAAAGATGACTTAAGCGAAGAAGTCTTTGGTGTTATCAGTAATAGTGCTGCCTACTTAATGAATAGTACTGCCGGAGATGATGATACACACCCAGCAGTTGCACTAGCCGGACGTGTACATGTATTAGTAGTAGGAAAAGTTAAAAAAGGTCAACGATTAGTTAGCGCAGGCAACGGCAAAGCACGTGCTGGTTCTAAGGAAGAATTAACATCGTTTAATACTATCGGTCGTGCATTAGCTAATAAAGATGATGACGGCGAAGGCATGCTAGAAGCAGTCGTTTTTGTAAACTAAAGGATACGAAATGGCCTATTCACAGTACGGAAGAATTGAAGCATCTGATTTTAATGCATTTGTAGGCAATGCTGTTGTGGGTATAACCACAGCAAACACATTAAACACTGTTTGGGGTATCGGTAGTGGTAATAATGGTTATGGACAAACTGGAGTACCTCAAGTCTCACAAAATAATCTGATAGTCAATGGTGATTGGGGTAATTTATTAAACACAACTACTACTATTGCTAGACACCAAAATACTGCAATAACATCAGTTACAGTTCCTCAACAAGGCGATAGAATTGAAGTTATTGCTCCTATCTCTACTAACCTAACAAGCATTTATACTAATAGATTGAATGCTACTGCACAGGGTGCTAGTGTGCCCTCTACTACGACTGTGGGTACTGCATGGAGTAGTGCTATTACTTTCATCCATGTTGTTTCATTCACAAGTGCTGATACTGCACGTTATTTTTTCAACACTGGTGGACAAATTGCTCTAACATTTAGTCATCCAACAGGTAGCGGTGTTAACGCATTGATGAGTGCTTTAGGAACTGCATGTGGTACATTAGTATTAAGCGCACCAAGTTCCGGCAGTGCAACTATTGCAGGAACATCATATAATGGTATATCTAAAATAGGCGGATCAGGTTCAGTTACTACAATAGTTCCTAATGCAGGATTTTATGGATTAACTACAACTAACCAAGAAGTTTTTAAACAATTGGGTACAGGTACTCCTAGTGCTTATGCAGGATCTTTCATATCGGTTAATGCAAGAATAAATGCATTACCTGGATCTGGTAGTGTAATTACGATTACTACTTTATGGGATGAAGTTCCTAATGGTGGGGCAACGTTAGGATTAACTAGTGGAACAGCAACAACATGTACAGTCAGATATCCTTCTACATCATATCTAGCAAATACTTGGAGTTCAGTTGGAGTAGTTGGATCAGTGACAGGTAGTTAACTATGACCTACTCAGCAGGCGGGTTAATTCAGGCAAGTGATTATAACTTATTAGTAGGTACCTACGACTCACCTAGCACTGCTGCCAATAAATTAAATACGATATGGGGAATAGGTACTGAACGTTGGGGTTACGGTCAACCAGCAATCCCGCATGTCACCGCAAATGCAACTATCTCTTATGATGCCTGGGCATCATTGACCAGTAGAATTAATATTATCAATAGGCATCAGGTAGGTGTCATCACAGCTAAAACTGGCACTGCAACAACGGGAAGTGCAGTAATTACAATGGCTAGTACCACTGGTATAGCTAAAGGACAATATATAAGCGGCACCGGTGTCCCATCAAATGTATTAGTTACTGTTGTAAGCATCGTAGCCAATGTGAGTATTACAGTAAGTACAACTGCAAACGCATCTGGGTCAGCAACATTTGTATTCACACAAACTCCTCCTTTAATAGTCCCAGCAACAAACGATAAAATAACTTATTTGGATAAGTTAGTAAATCAACTTACTACACAATATACAAATAAAAATAATGCGGCTGCACAAGGACCAACTAGTACTACAGTTACTAGATATCTCCCCTCAGCTTGGAAAAATTCTATAACATTTACTCACACTATTACTTTTCAATCTGCTGATAAAACACGTTACTTTTTTAATGCCGGCGGACAAATTGCATTGAATTTTACTCATGCGGCTACTGGTACACCAGTTGATAAGATGTTTAGTGATTTAGCATCACAATGTGGTACATTAGTATTAAGCGCACCGCCATATGGTACTAGATGTTCTATTACAGGAACTGAATATTATGGATTTACAAAAGTAGGTGGATCCGGAACTGCTACAATTAAAAGAATTGGTTATTATGATTTAACTACTGAGGATCAACTTGCATTTAAGCAGTTTGCGCCTATCACCGGCGGTGTTCGTGGGTATTATATTGAATCTAATATTTCAGTTAATATAAAATCAAATGGAACTCAGGGAACAAATAGTGACGCTGGATCAATTATTACAGTAACTACAGTTTGGGATCAAGTACCAAATGGATTAAATGTATTACCGGGCAACAATACAGGACCGGTAAATAATTCTACAACAACGGTAGTTGTTCGTTATCCCATAGACAATACATCAAATGGTTATCTCACTAATACCTGGGGAACAGTATCAGTCGTTGGGTCAGTTACCGGAAATTAATTTCTCTCAGCATCTATTCATTAAATACTTTCAGGAGTATTCATGGATACAGTACAATTAATAAATGATGCTAAAGCTAGATTTAGTCATAATTCCCAAAAAGCACAATTAAAAGATAAGTATACCAGCAAGTTAACCTTTGTTGAGCAAGGAGGAATATGGACTGCAAATTTAGAGTTGTTTACAATTTTAACAGCATTGATTCCAGATTCGGTTGTTATAGTTGATAACTATGGTAATCCCGTAAAAGTAAAT